CGTGGGCGCGCCAGGTAACCGTCGCAGGTGCCAATAGTGTCACGTTTGATGAAGCACTTGACTCTGGCAACCACGCACATCTCCGTGTCCTATCCGGAGTAGATAGCTTTGACATTGGTGCTGGTACATTTGGGCCATCATCAGTGTCGCACGTATGCCCGTCGCTTGTTGTCACAGCTACCGGTGATTTCTTGCTTAACGCTAGCATCGGTCTTACGAGCGGCGGTGCAGCGTTCGACTACACCTTTCCGGCTGGGATGGTCGAGACTGACGTAGCGACTTTCTCTACTATGGGATCTCACACTGAGACTCTTGTTGCATCCGGAGCAACCGGGACACGCACTCATACTGCGTCAGCCGCCTGCGAGTATGCTTCTCTCAGCATTGCGTTTAAAGCGTCCAGTGGTGCAACAGTTGATCTCGAGGGATCAGGTAACGCTGCTGCTAACGCTGGTGGTAGCATCGCAGTTGAGAGGGCACTTACTGGCGGTGCGAATTCTACCGCAAACGCTAACGGTGACATTACGATAAACAAGGCACTCGCTGGTGCTGCAAACTCTGCTGACCAGGCGTCTGGAACGCTGACGCTTCAAGGAGAGGGAGGGATCGTGACTGCCCCGCTTACAACCGAGTACGGTCCCTGCGCTCCGTGGCCCGTCCGGTGGATGTGTGATGTTTCGGCTGTATCCCCAACGGTAACCGGACAAGCAGTCCAGATGGCAACTGAGGTTGTCTGGGCGCTGTCCGGACGACAGTTCGGCCTGTGTACGGTTACACTTCGACCGTGTCGTCGTGAATGCTTTGATGGTGCTTGGAGCTCATCCTACAGCCAGTTCGGTAGTGATGGCTTCGTTACGCCCGCGCTCATCGGTGGACGTTGGTTTAACATCATATGCGGCGGTTGCGGTGATGGATGTTCGTGTAGTCGTGTGTCTGAGGTTGTGCTGCCGGCCCCCGTGAATAACATCGTCGAAGTTAAAGTTGATGGCTCACCTCTTGCCACAGGTGCGTACCGACTGGACAACGCACGATTGCTCGTACGCACCGATGGTGGAGAATGGCCCATCTGTAACAACCTCTCATTGAATGACACTGAGGAGGGAACGTGGTCGATTACCGCAGAATATGGTACCCACGTACCCGAAGGTGGCGCGTGGGCAGTTGGCGAACTAGCCTGCGAATTCATCAGCGCGATTGGTGGAAACGACTGTAGACTTCCACGTAACATCACACAGCTGGCGCGACAGGGTGTCACGATTAGTTTCCCAAGCGTTGTGGAGTTGTTCAAGGAACGAGCCACTGGACTCTACCTCGTCGATCTTTTCATTGCGACGTGGAATCCTAATCGTCTCACAGCGCGCTCTGGTGTGTACAGTGTTGATGGCGCCATAGCGCGTAGAGCAGGTACGTGATGACTCTCCCCTGGGACTACACGCTAACATTCTTTACGATTCCAGAACTCTTGGTGACTGACATCTCGGCAGCGCTCACTGCGTCAATCGGTGGTGCAGTTGATCGAGCATGCGTTGTTCCTGCCGCAATTGCATGGGATCACTGTGATTGCGGTGCGCTGTACATTTCAGCGAATAAGTGGTTTCTCTCTGAAACTTTCCCCACTAATGCGCAGGGCGCTGACACACGCACAACACCATGTGAACTTCCGTGGCTTGTCGGCGAAATCGTCATTCAAATTATGCGATGCGCGCCCCAACCACAGGGTCGAGAAATCGCACCAACATGTGCTGCTCTCAGCGCTGCGGCAAAGATTCTAGCAGTTGATGCGTACGTCACTCTTCACACAGCGCTCTCAACGCTATGTGGATTGAAGGAAGACGACATCATCATTGATTTTAGCTTTGGCGAGCAGACCGCGTCAGGTCCAGAGGGGGCTTGCGCTGGCTCGGAACTGCGCGTATTTGTCGCGATTCCGAGGTGACGCATGAGCGTCATTATTCGTATTGATATCAAGCAAGCGAATATTCGTAAGACATTTGCCGACCCCAAGGGCGCGTTGGCTCGAGGTATCTTGCGTGCGTCGAAGAAGGTTGAGCGTAAGGCTAAGCGTCTTGCGCCTGTTGATAAGGGACAGCTCCGCGCATCGATTACATCACAAATTGTCTTTCGTAGTGGTCTTCCCATTGGTCGCGTTGGCACTAACGTAAAACACGCTAAGTGGGTGCATGAAGGCACGGGCATTTACGGCCCTCGAGGTGTTCCCATTCGACCTAAGAATGGAAAAGTCTTGGTGTTTAAGCCTAAGGGAAAGTCAAAGAATGTGTATGTGAAGTCGGTGAAGGGCATGAAGGGAAGACCATTCCTCAGGGATGCTCTCAAGGTACTCGCAGCGTAGAGCAGTAGCAATCGCAGAGTAGTTGACTCGCGTGTCGAGAGGACGATAGAGATGTCTCTGAGTACGCTCTGGGCGCTCTAGAACAGAGCCCCTGGATAGTCTACCTGGCCATAAACTGATCAACTGCAATAAGACACTAATTGAATACGACGGCACCGGTGTAATACAGTAACAGAGAAAGGTTTTACTCTCTGGAGGAATGAATGAGTGTACAAGTAACTCCCGATGATGACATTATGGATTTCACTCCAAAGCGAAAGATTCCTCGCTTTCGCATTGGTGATGATATCTTCACAGGTGTCGCTGAAATTCCGGCTGAACTCTCGCTGGACTTCGCGCAGAAGGCAGCTCTGATGGGACAGGAGGGGCAGACGACTGCCGAGAAGCTCGCGGTCATTCGTGAACTTATCAGCGTTGTCCTCATGCCCGAATCGGCTGCCATCTTCATTGCTCGACTCAGTGATTCGGCAAATCCCATCGGCATCAATTCATTTCGTGATGTTCTGCCGTGGCTGCTTAAGCAGTACATGGGAACCCCTACGACGCCGGACTCGGACTCCTCTTCTGGGCCCGGCAACCAGGAATCTGGCAAGAACTCGACGGAGAACACCTCGGACGAGGAGTAGACCTTCTTAAGCTACCACTGGACCGGCTGCTCAACGTCCTATACCACGCATCGGTTGCACGCCTAAAGCATGATAGCAAGAATCCAAACGGACCACGCGCTCGACTTGATCGCAGGCTCAAGATTGAGGAGTGGGAGTTGCCAGGAGGTGGATATGTTGCACCCAAGCGTGAGGGTAACGCGCCTCCCGAATGGTGGGATGATGATGAGGAAGCATCGCAGTCTTTCCTCAATGCGGTAGGAGCGGTGAACCTTGGCTGACGTATACGGTGAAGCTGTTGTCGAGATCATTCCCGATGTCAAGAACTTTGGGAAAAATCTCAACAAGCAGCTTAACGGTGTCACTGATGATATCTCAAAGTCAGTCAAGGACATCGACAAAGAGTTCGACAGCATCGGTGGAAGTCTAGACGATTCGTTCAAGACTGCCACAAAGGCAGTTGTCAAAGATTTTGACGATCTCAAAGCACAAATGCTCAAGATTGGTCTGCAAGCTGAGGCAGATCTTAAGAGGTCAGCGAACAACTCAGAAACGAATTGGCGCATCGCTGGTGATGGCATTGAGGGCATCTTTGGCGATGTGATGTCAGCAGGAAATAAGTCAGCGAAAGAAGTAGAGAAGGAATTCGCACGCGCCGCAAAAGCCACTGAAAAAGCCTTCGCAAACTCGGCAAAGCTTGCTGAGAAGGAAGCGAAGGAGATTGAAAAGTCATTCGTACGTGCTGCTAAGGCTACTGAGAAGGCACTCGCAAACTCGGCAAAACTCGCTGAGAAGGAAGCAAAAGAAGCCCAGCGTGAATTTAAGAAGATGGCTGACGAGGCAGAGAAAGCAGCGAAAGCCGCGTCTGATGGCGGTAAAGACGCTGATCACTCGTTTGCGTCACTTGCCGGACGGCTAAGTAGTGTCACTGGATTGCTCACAAAGGTTGTCACTACAGGCGCATCACTTGGCTCGATCATTCCTCTTGTCGTAGCACTTGCCTCAACACTCGCGCAAGCATCCGGTGCAGCTCTCATCTTGCCTGGTGCGATCGCCTCCATTGGTCTCGCTGGTGCTACGCTGAAACTTGCGTTCACAGGAATTGGTGACGCACTTTCAGCGGATAACGCTAAAGAACTCGAAGCAGCGATGGCGAACTTGCCGTCAACTGCACAGGAATTCGTGAAAGCACTTCGTAATGTTAAGGATGAGTTCGAGGGTGTTCGCCGCGGGGTCCAGTCGGCGTTTTTCGCGGGTCTTGACGCCAAAATTGACCAGCTAGGTTCAGCGCTTTTGCCGATCGTCACGCGTGGACTCGTCGGTATTTCGAAGGAACTCAACACCACTGCTAAGAGCTTTGCTGATATGCTCTTGGAGGGTGAAAACGTCAAGGCGATTGACGCAATCTTTGACGCGACGAGAACGACGGTGCATAATCTCGGTGAGGCACTCGCGCCAATCGGTCAGGTTCTCCTGGACATCGTACAGGTTGGCTCTGAGGCGTTCGCGGACTTGACAGCAGGCGTTGGCTCTGCTACACAGAAATTTGCCGACTTCATTCGTGAAATGAAGGAATCTGGCAAGCTACGTGACATCATCGATGGTGGCATTCAAGCGTTTAAGATTCTAGGTGGGCTGCTCGCTGATATTGCCGCTATCGTAAAGAATGTGTTTGGCCCACTCATTGATGGTGCCGGTGCACTAGGCACACCACTCAACGCAGTGCTTAACACATTTCGCGAATTCACGTCGCAGCAGTCATTCATTGACATGATGCATGATCTTGGCGAGATTGTGGGCCAGCTCGCGCACGCTGTTGGTGACGTACTTGGTGCAGCGCTTGACGCCGTAATGCCAACGCTTCAGAAACTAATTGAGCTTATCGGCGATCACCTACGTAAGGTATTGCCGACCGTTGTTCCGTTCATCGAAAAGCTCGTTGGGTTCTTTGGTGATTTGCTATTCGCGCTTACTCCACTGCTTGATCCACTCTTTAAACTCGTCCAGCAGTTGCTGCCACCAATGGCTGAACTCATAGGTCGCATCATTGACACCATCGACATCAACAAGGTGTCACTGCTTGCAACGACACTAGGCGAGTCGTTGTCAAAAGCTGTCACAGATCTCATGCCGCACATCATTGAGTTCGCAGATAAACTTGGCGACTTGTTCGTGAAGATGGGTCCAACAATTGACACATTCCTCGACTTTGCCATTCGTGCATTGCCCATTGTCGTAGCGGGTCTCGGTTGGCTGGCTGGATTTATCCTTGACTTTATCTCGTTCTGTCTGGACCCTCTCATCCTGGCGTGGCAAGCGGTAAGCTGGGTCGTTCGTGAGACGTGGGAGGCCGCAAAGAACTGGATCGTCTTGAAAATCGCTGAGATTTTGGGTGGTATCGAGACGCTTAAGGAAATTCCTGGAAAGGTCGGTGAGTTCTTTAGTCAGATGCGCCAAGCTGCTGTAGACAAGATCGCGGAACTCGCTAACGCAGTACGCGAAATTCCGGGTAAGATTCTTGGCGCACTGGGTAACATCGGTAGCCTACTATGGGATGCAGGTGCTCGTGTCATCGGTGGTTTCATCGATGGTCTTAAGTCAAGGGTTGGTGAAATCGCTAAGATTCTTGGTGGTATCACGTCTTCTATCCCCAGTTTGAAGGGTCCTCCTGTCGTCGACTCAAAGCTCTTGACGCCTAACGGGCAGTTGATTATGCAGGGCTTGGTGGCGGGTTTCGAGAAGGGTGAGAAGGGTGTTGAGGCGCACCTACGTTCACTCACTTCGTCGATTGCCAACCAAATGGACATGAGCCAGAGTGCAAATCGCGCGGCGAACTCTGTCAATAATATGACGAGCAAGTTGAGTCCCGGTGGCGCCATCACGCAATCTGCTATTGCGCAGTCCGCTGCGACGCAGGCGGCCATTAACACACAAATGAATGCAGGCGACGCGAACGTTGATGTCACCGTCGTGCTGGGTGATGAAGTACTCAACAATCTTGTAACGAACATCGTCGTTGATCGTGATAAGCGCACTAAGCGCGCTGTGACCGCTGGCGGAAGGCGAACGCCGTGACTGTAATGTTGTCTTACGATGATGTATTGTCACGAGTACACATCTCCGTTACCGGTCTCAATGTCATCGTCGACCAGGTCACCGTTGAGCGGTCAACTGACATGGTCAACTGGACTATGACACGAGGTGGCAGTAACCTCGTACCCGTCGGCCAAACTGTCCAGCACGATGACTATGAATTTTCTGCAAACGTCCCAAATCACTATCGTGTTCGTTCGTATGACACTGCACCAATCACTTACGTCACTGGTGGTCCTGGCGCGACAGGAAACAACGCATCACTCGTACCTGCACTACCGCTTGGCTTGGTGCAAGATGACTTGCTGCTCGTTCTAGCGAGTATTCGCAACTCGCCCACCGGCGCTCCAGTGCAACCTGCCGGTTACACCACTGTACTTGATGCAGCGAATATGAAGATGTTCGCTAAGAAAATCACTGGCGGTGAAGTTGCGCCAACCGTCACCTTCACAGGTGGTGTAGCAAACGCGACGACGCTGGCGCAATGTGCTGCGTTCAGAAACTGCTCCATTACGGCTGGCGCCAACGCACAGCAACTTAATCCATCAGGTCAGGATATTCCACGTCCGTTCATGGCAGTGCCAGCACCCAACATGCTAGTGCTGTACGCGTCGTGGAAGCAAGACGACTGGACCCAGATGACGTCGGGTCCGGGCACGTTCACTAACATCATGGGGCTTGCGGGAGTTACGTCGACACTTGGCGATGATGCCTCACAGGCGTGGTCATACTGGGTTCAGACCACTAAGACGGACATCGCGGAGAGTACGGGCGTTGTCACCGGTGGTGCCGCGGCCATTTCACGCGCGACTGTTCTTGCTCTCTACCCCGAGCCTCGCTTGATGAGTGATGAAATTGCAACGATTACACCGATGATCGATACGACATGGCTTAAAGTCATTGCTCGACCGTATCTTAACCGACCCATTGACTGCATTGCGACGATTTCGTCGATTACTCGGCGTGCAAGGAATGGCATTTTCCCGATCGTAGGTCGAAGTTACCCCGTTGCAGTTACAGATTTGCGTATGTCACGTGAATTTAGCATACGTATTGTATCGCAAACGACAGAAGAACGAGAAGATCTCGATCTTATCATGGCAACGGGAGATGTGTTTTTCTTCCAATCGCCGCCGGGTGATCCTATGCCCACGCTTTATGCAGCAGTTGGCGACACTGATGAGATGCGTCCATTGCGCAACCGCACGTGTGGTAATGACTGGCGTGTCTTTACACTTCCTCTCACTGAAATCGCAGCACCCACGTCGGATATCGTAGGCAGCATTGGCACCTGGCAGACGGTCGTTAATACGTACGCAACGTGGTCCGATGTTCTCGCTGATAACGCAACGTGGTCTGACCTACTTAATCTCGTTGGTTCTCCATCCGACGTCATTGTCCCGTAAGGGGGTGAAGTATGCGTCCTGTTAGCGCTGCGTTTCTCACAGCACTTCGCGGTTCACATCAGATGGTCGCTGACGCGCGTGTTCTCACCTCCTACCAGGAGGGTGTCAATCCCAGCGGTATCGATATCCCAATCGTTAGCGGTGATGTCTCGATGGATGCGTCAGCGTCCATTAGAGCCACGCTAGCTCTTACGACTGATGGTAATCAGCTCTGGTCAACTGAAGCTAGTGGCCTACTCACGCCGTATGGTAATGAAATCTTTGTACGACGTGGCATCGACTACGGTGATGGCACGCGTGAGTGGGTAAGTCAGGGTTACTTTCGCATCACGGATGTCCAGCAGGATAACAACATCAACAACGCAATCAGTATTACTGCGTTTGATCGTATGTCAAACATCATCGATTCACGTCTTACTGAGCCACGCCAGTTTAGCATTGGCACATTGTTGACTACTGTCGTGTCCACTCTTGTGCATGAGGTTTATCCTCTTGCCACCATCAACTGGCAGGGCTCGAGTAGTGGTGACGTGCTTCTACGAACTCTCGTTACTGAAAACGAAGACCGGTACCAGTTCATTGATGATCTAGTGACATCTTACGGTAAGATCTGGTACTGGGACTATAACGGTGAACTGATCGTTAAAGATCCACCAGATCCGCTATCACCTGTATACACGGTCAATGCAGGTGCCGGTGGTGTGCTCATCTCGTTTAGTCGATCCATTAGTCGTGAAGGTGCGTACAACGCTGTCGTCGTAAATGGTCAGGGTACCGACGATATTCCGCCTGTTCACGTCGTTGTCATCGACAACGAGCCGCTAAGCGCCACCTACTGGTACGGTCCATTCGGTCAAATTCCTAAGTTTTATGCGTCATCGTTCATTACCACAGAAGGACAAGCCACTAGCGCTGGCACTGCCATGCTGCAGCAATCACGTGGTCTTCCATACAACATCAATTTTGACACAGTACCTAATCCGGCACTTGAGCCACTAGACCCGGTGCTTGTTTTCACGGGAGACCGTGATGAAGTTCACGTCATGGAAACCATTTCACTGCCATTGACAGCGGCTGATGCGCAAACTGGCACAACACGTGAGCAGCGTGTCACCTCAGTAATTGAACCTATGCCGGGATCGGGGTAATCATGGGAGTTGATCGATCAGCCGATCTCACGCCATTTCTCTCACCATTTGATCCACCACCACTGAGTTATAGTCAGGGTGTCATTACGGCTTGGAATGTTCAGACGGGCGAAAATACCGTTAGAGTGAATGGCGCAGATATCTATGACGTGCCGATGCTGAACATTACTGAAGCACTGGTGTTGCGTTCTGGCATGGTTGTTGGGCTGCTGCGCTCAAATAATTCATACTTTATGCTTGGGCGCATTGTCGTACCTAACTCGCCTGATTTTTTCTCGGGTGTAATGCCAAACATCTCCGAACCATTTTACCCGCAAAATACCGATACTGCGCTTCAGACCAACAGCGTCGGCGGCTATTACTCAAAAATGGTTTCGTCAATGATCATTAATCATCCACGCATCGCCATTGGTGGAAAGTTGATCGTTAGCGGTGCTACAGCCTCTGGACACTGCCGTGTTCGGTGGTATAACTCTTATCCTACTAACGGTGTTAATCCTGCTAACGGCACGCTAATGGCGACATCACTTACACCTGCGGTTGGACCAGCTAACATAGTATGGGGCCCTGTGGATTATTCATGGCCAGCAGGTAAACTTGGAACACACGTCTATGTTAGCTATGAAGTCGAAATGATCACAGGAACGGGCGGCGTGGACTGGGTTAGCTGCATGCCCACTGACTTCTATGGACACGGAAACTAAGGGGATCTGCAGTGCCAACCACAGTTCTTTACAACTTCCCATACCCCGCACTGAGTGATGCGCCTAGCGGCCCGGTACAGATTCAAGCGCTCGCACAAGCAGTTGAGAATAAGATTGCGACGGTTGATAGCGCGCTTAGCTTGACAACTCTCGCACCGGCTGTTCAGAATCAACTTCTCTTCAATTACACCGTTGTGTCGCGCAGCACGAACCAAGCCATCACAACGAGTGCTGAAACTCTCGTTCAGTTTATTGAGCCAGCGGCTGGTGATGACCAGTCGGATATGTTTAGCGTTGTCAATAACACCCGCGTTACCATGAAACTCGCGGGCACCTACGAGATGAAGTTCAACTGCTCGCTTGCAACTGGTGGTGCATCGACGTATCGCGCATGTCGTATGCGACTAAATGGTACGACAACTATTCTCGACTCTCGGTTTATGAGTCTCGCGTTGGCAGGTACACCATTTCATCTTTGTGGTGAGCGACGGTTTGCACTTAATGATTACATTGAAGTACTCGTTTACCACGAGAATGGAACAACACTCGACATTGACGTTGCCATCATTTCAGTTAAGCTCACCGTTCGTCGAGTGGGTCCTTAATCACGAGGAGATCATCGTGGGTGCAGTCGCGAAACTTGTGCAAGAACTACGAAATCGTGGTGTCACTGTCCACGAGTGGCCTGGTTGGCAGGGGCGTGGTAACGAGGGTGTAACGGAGATCGACCCCCAGGGCGGGGTACTTCATCATACCGCGACTGACTACGGTGCTACCTTTCCGGGTCTTGTAGCAAGCACTCGAGCTGATATGCTTGGTGCGGTACTCTGTAACTTCGGTGGTAACGAAGATGGCAGCCTAACAGTTGTTGCGTCAGGTCTCGCGTGGCATGCTGGTGGAGGCGCTGGACCAGCTCTGGGTCCACTTACACCGTATCGTAGTCGCATGAACTACTACACCGTTGGCCTTGAGATCGTCTATCCGGGTGATCAGCCGATGCGCAATGCACAATACAACACTGCGCTCGTGTTTGCGCGTGTTGTCGCCGATCTCTTTGGCGGCGGCGACATTGAGTGTGTTCGTGCACATGCTGAGACAAACGGACGTGGCGGTGACGGTAAGTGGGATCCTGGTTATGGGCGGGACAGCTCAGGTAACGGTTTGACCATCAATATGACAGAATTTAGGCGTCTTGCAAAGGATGCCAAGACAGGAAAGGTGGATGACGACGTGCTTACTCCTAATGATGGCAACGTGGCCATGAAGTTCAAGGATGACACTGGCAAGGTCCAGACGGGACTGGTGGCTGAGTGGTGGGGTCTCTCAGCACAGCGAAGCTGGGATGTCAAGCAGACTCAGGTGCAGCACGGTGTCATGCTTGCGCAGGTTGTCGCGAACACGAACGATGATGAAGACCTGAACACTGAGGTCATTCTCGCACGCATCGAGAAGGGCACCAAGGAGGGCATCCAGACTGCGGTCGTCGAGATCGTCATTCCTACGCTCACCAGTGTTCTCACGCAGCTCTTCAATGATGAGGTGGAGCGCAGTGATGAAGAACTCGCGGCGGCAATTCTTGACGCGATGGGTAATCGCCTCTCGCAGTAATCATAGTGGTATGATAGATCGTTCGGAGCGCAACCGCTGAGAGGGCACTGACATGTCGAGTATGGACGGCCTGCGTAGTCAACTGGCTGATGTTCGAGAGACGCTCAGGGATGTGGTAGGGCGACTGGATGCTCTCGAGGAGAAGGTCGCGTCGACCGCTGAAAAGTCGATAATGCCTCCTGTGTCAATCGAGGTTAAGCAGCCGATGAACGTCGCAGGTAAGCCCTCGGCAGGTACCGGCAGTGTGGCAGCGCGTAAGCCGTGAAGGTTCACGTCTACCCCGGTGATCAGTGGGGCTGCGGCTTTCACCGGATGATTTGGCCCGCGCAGCAACTCATCGCTGAAGGTCGTGACATTTCCGTCATCGAGCAGCAAAAGCGCCGCATGATGATGGATGTTGATGACCAGAACCACATTGTGCGTGATGTCGTCATTCCTGATGATGTTGACGTGATTGTGTTTCAGCGAGTCACGCATCACTACCTCGCGCAAGCAGTAAGGGTTCTTCGGCAGAAGGGTGTGACGGTCGTCATCGATGTGGATGATGACCTAAGCACCATTCACCCGACGAACCCGGCATGGCAAGAACTTCACCCACGCTTGTTCATGAAGCCAGGGCGTGATGGCCTACCTCGCATGCACTCCTGGGCCAACATGGAGATCGCGTGTCGTGAAGCGTCGTACATCACTGCAACGACGCCAGCACTCTTGCGTAAGTACGCACCACACGGGCGTGGCAGTGTCGTCGCAAACTATCTCGCACCGCACTACTTTGATCACAAGCACTTCGACTCTGACGTGATCGGTTGGCCGGCTTCGCTCGGTTCTCACCCCAATGATCCAGATGAAGTGGGGAACGCAATCGCACGTCTTGTCGATGAGGGTGCGCACTTTCACGCAATGAGTACGTATCCCGGCGTGGCCAAAGCATTTGGCATTGCAAGTGAAGATAAGATCACAAGTCTTCATACAGCAGTGGCGCTTGAGAACTGGCCGCGTGTGCTCGCTGATCAACTTGGCATCGGCATTGCTCCACTCGCTGACACCAAGTTCAACGCGGCAAAATGTCTTGATGCTGAGACGCAGCTCACGACACGACGTGGTGTAATTCGACTGCGTACTGTGATCGAAGGTGATGAAGTTTGGCATGATGATGCGTGGCATAAGGTGATCGCACTTCAGACTGAAGTTGCGACTCCAGGACTCGAGTTGACAACGCGTCGTGGACATAAATTGCGCCTTACCGCTGAGCATCGTCTTCGTGTGAACGGACAGTGGCAGCACGCTAACGACTTGCGTGTTGGCGACGTACTTGACATGGAACCTGAATCATGGGGCGATTGTGACTACGTGTCGTTGCCGTGGCCAGCTGACTCACGTAAGACACGTAATCATACTGCATTCGATAGGCGTGCATTTTGGAGGCAAACAAACGGCCCAAGTGTAGAGATTAATGAAGCATGGGGTCGACTACTCGGCTTGATCATTGGTGATGGTAACATCGCTCATTCTGGTGATGTTACCATTGCGTGTAACACTGATGATGCAGATCTCGTTGAGCTCATTACCGATGATCTGCAATCAATGGGGTTTAATGTCGGTATCACGCATAAAGGCAAGTGCACTGCTGTTCGTGTATCGTCTGCTACACTTGTGCGCTTTCTTGAACTGATCGGCGCTGCAAGTCAACGTGAAAACGGGATGTACACGAAGGTGTTTGACATTCCAGACATCATCTGGCGCTCTCCTCGATCGGTGGCAATTGCTTTTCTGGCAGGACTCTTTGAAGCTGATGGGACAGGTACGAGTAGTGTAAGTTTGTGCACAAAGTCTGAGACACTTGCGCGCTCAACTCAGCGTCTATTGACTGCACTTGGAATTATTAGTCATGTGCGGCAACGTGACGTAAAGCTGTCCTACGTCAAAAAGGACGGTTCGCGTGATTACACTTCATGGAACGTCGTCGTTCTCACGCGTCAACTCGATGTCATTCGTGATGACATCATGATCAGCGCGCGTAAGCGAGAAAGACTTCTTGCGTCTGTCACACGACGCACTGCACCGGGATCGCATGGACATGGTGACATCGAATCATGGAACGATGAAATCGTGTCAATTGAATCAGTGTGGGTGCAGCCAATTGATATTCAAGTGGAAGGTGAAGTGTTGGCTGTTAATGGCATTGTGTCGCACAATTCGTGGCTTAAGCCGCTCGAGCTGTCGGCTGCTGGTGTCCCGTGGGTCGCATCCCCCAGGGAGGACTACGTCCGCTTGCACAAGCTTGGTGCTGGCTGGCTAGCGGATAAGCCGAGCGACTGGTACAAGAAGCTACGCGCCCTTCGGGGGAGTGCTACCCTTCGTGCTGACCTGGCTGGTAAGGGCCGGGAAGTTGCCGAGACGTTGAAGATCGAAAACCACGCCTGGCGATGGTGGGAAGCTTGGCGTGAAGCAGTTACGAGCGACATGAGCTACGGTAGCCGCCCGGTTGCCATTCTCTAGCTCTAGATGGGCCTGAGACATCTACCAGACACAGAGAACCGCCCGCGTGCCAGAATTTGCTTCTTCTGGTACGCGGGCGGCTCAGTGAGTGCTGGGAGGTTCTTGGTTCAGCCGGCGATCTGCTTGGTTTGGTTCAAACCGCGCTCGCCAGTGTTCGCGTTCTTACCAGCAGTGTAACCGGCTTGCCTTGCGTCCCAACCACCACTGGACATCTTGACCGACTTGCCCGTGGTGAGGTTGAACTGCACGTTCGCCCAGTCATCCACGAGCTGACGACGATCACGAAGAACGAGCTCGGTACCGGGCTCACTGGACTGCGTGTCAGCGATGATCACCCGACGAGACTCGGAGATGCGAACCGCGGCACCTCGTCCGAATCCCATGATGAAGGTGCGGCGTGCCTTGAACTTCTGCATCGCGGTGTGGTTGGTGGCGTCGTACGTCTTCCACCACGTGGAGAGTGCCGAGATGCACTGGAGCTGAAGCGAGGTGACGAGCACCTTCAGCTGCTCGACATCGGACTCGTAGCCGGCGATCCAGAGAATCGCCTCGTCCTTGGTCGATGCGTCGATCGTCTTCGCCGTCTTGAACGCGTCGACGATGTCGGCCATCGCGAGGAAGACCGCCTTGCGGTACACGCCGGTGTAGGTGATGATCACCTTCATCATTCGCTCATCAGCAGCGTGGCTCTTGCCCGCGCGCTTCGCGTTGATCACGGCCTGCTCGATGCCGTACTTCAGCATCATCCGCTCGGCTGCTTCGGTGAGCGCCTCAGCCTCGGCCGGAGTGGTCTTCTCGGCCTTCGCGAGCAGCTTCGCGATGCGGTCCTCGATCTTGGAGGTGTTCGGCTCAGTCATCGTGCTCTCCTAAGTTCCTTTTGGTGCAACGGGACTAACTTTATCACGGTGGTACTTCACATGTAAATAGGCAGCACGTATGCATCTGTCCCACGCATGAACTGCGAAGTACTCGCTTGACCAGAGTGGATAGTAACGAGACGTAGGGCACGGGCGACGATGTGCTCGGCTCTGACGGTTGGTCCAGGTGCGATCACACACTGGACAGTACCACTCCCAGAGGTTCTTACTTCGCTTTCGTACGCGAATCTTCACGCTTATCCACCTAGTAAACGAAGAGAAAGACACATAGTGCAATGATGGATCCATAGATGATGAGTAGTGTCCAACCGCTGACAGGCTTCGTTTCGTATTCACGCTCGCACGGACAAGATTCACACATCATAATCTCCAATGATTAAGTGCCCTGGTCAGGACTTGAACCTGACATCCATCCACCGAAGTGGCAATCTCTGCCGTTGAGATACAGGGCTCACTGCGCTCTCGCGCAGCTCCTTGCTACGCGCCGCCGAGAAGCGGGACGTTGACTGCCGTCATCGGCTTTTCGCTGACGATGTAGTCGAACGTCGTCTCGATCATGTTGCCGTCAGCGAGGAAGAAGAAGATCCCCGGGTCGCCCTTGCCGTACGAGCCGTCGTCCTGCGCGCCGTCGACCACAATTGGCTGGCAGCCGTAGTTGTTCTTGCAGGTCCACATGTTGTCTTGCTCGGGCGTGCGCTGCGACCCACTGGACGAGATCTTACCCTTGGCGACGTAGTACCCCATGGGCTGTCCGAAGGAGTACAGGTAGATGTACCGAACGGCGCTGCCGTTCTCCTCACGTTTACGCTTCTCCTCCAGGTTCTTCTTCTCGAGCGTGTCGCCGGTTGCCTTCTGCGACTGGGCCTCGTTGCGCGCGATTTCCTCGGGCGTCTCGGAGGCGCAAGACTCAGCGCTGAGTCCGATGAACGCGAACATCCCGAGCAGTGCCGCGATAGCGGTCTTCTTGAGCTTCATGTTCTTGAGCACGATCACTCCTTGCAGTCGGTGGTAGGGTTGGAGTTGTCGATGGTGAGAGGAAGGTCTGCCGCGCGGAAATCTTCCTGCGTGAACTTGCGTGCGGCGGCGTTGTACGCGCCCACGGCGTCGTTGCAGACCATCTTCTGGCCGGTCAGCTCGGTCTGAAGCTTGATGCTGTCCGGTTGAGCCTTGAGCGCCTCGGCCGTGAGAGTCAGGTTCTTGTCCGCCGTGATGACAGCGTTCCACTTGTCCTCAAAGCCCTCTTGGGCTCGGATGCGGTTACGCGCGTCGTTCTTGATGATTTCAGCGTCACCCTTGCCCTTGATGTCGCTGGTGCCGACACCGAAGCCCCAGACCGCGATGCCGATGCCACCGAACACAACGATGGCGACGACGACCAGAACACCGACCCAGCCGATACCCTTCGCCGTTTGACGCACCGGCTTGTACTCGAAGTCCTCTGCACGATCGTCCCAACTTTTTGACATACACTCTCCTCTAGAAGATGTCCCACGATGTTCCGCACGCGAGACAGATTTCATTGTTGTTCTCGACGATGATGTCCGTCGCCGAGCAGCTGGGGCACTTCTTGCGTGCCTTCTTCTTGCCCAAGAGTTCACGTTGGTACGCGCTCATGCCGCCATACACACCGAAGTCAATGCCATGGTCCAGTGCGTACATCAGACACTCGGTTCGTACGTGACAAAAGTTGCAGAGCTGCCGTGCCTTCGGCGTGGGGTAAGGCGGCTCATCATCAGCGTCACCAGGCGTGATGAACGCGTCAAGAGGTGCGCCTTTGCACGCACGTTTTGGATCATTCATAAAATCGCTTGACGCGCTCATCACAACTCCGGTTGTGCTCGGATCCGGCCGGTGATGCGTGGTCTAGAGCTCGGTAAGCTCGGCACGGTACATGCGACTCGCGTCCGATCGCAGGAGTAGCGTTCCATCGGTGAACTCGCCGACGTACTCGTAGACGGTCGGTCCGGCGGCCCTGGCGCTCTCGCGAGCTGCACGCGCTCCGGCGTCGACGGTAGCCGGCAGCGACTTAACTTCTCCCGCTGAGGAGGCCTTGGGCCGCTCGCTGTATAGCCACGAGTTGGATGGAATCACGATGGTGAAGTAGTCACTCGTCGGCGCGATGGTCGAGAACCTGCGCATCACCGCACGAACTTGACCCTGCGTGAAGTCGAGCGCGTTGGCGAGCTCGGTCGCGCTGACTGGCACGTTCGGGTGTGTCTTCATGTACTCGAACACCTTGTCGCCAATGCGTGGTGCGCCCATGTTGTGCTCTCCTTAAATCTGCGACATATGGTGGGTTAGGATTGGCACGGGTTTTGTTAGCGTGGCCTTTGCTTGATTGTCCCATACCCAGCCGAGGTCGACCCCGAAGGTCGATAACGAAGGCCAGCCCCGGTTTAATCGTAGTCCCAACGGGAATCGAACCCGTGTTTCCGGAGTGAAAATCCGGCGTCTTAACCACTGGACGATGGGACCTTGGTGGACTCGACCGAGGGTAGGGGTTCCTCGGCAACCTCCGCGCACGACGGTGTTCTTACCATTGAACTACGAGCCCGTAGCTCCAGCAGGATTCGAACCTGCGCCCTCTCGATTATGAGTCGAGTGCTCTAACCAGCTGAGCTATGGAGCCATATTGGCATGATGTTATCCGCGTGCCGCTACGGCATCACACCAATACAGAGTCCTGCAAGACTCCTAAGTTCACTCACCACCATGAGACGAACCTGTGGGCCCGGGAGGACTTGAACCTCCCACCTTCCCGTTGTCGAGATGCTCATCCCTGCGAGCTACGGGCCCTTGGTTGGCCCCACTGGACTCTGGGTCTTTCCCCTCACCAGAGTCCAGTGGGACCATTATTTCATCTCCTACCGAGATAGGAGAAGCTGTGCCGTGCGGTTGACGTACTTGTTGGTGTCGCCGGACAGGCCGCTCGTGAAGATCGACGCGGCGGTGCGCGTGCCTTCGTTACGCTGCCACTGGAAGTACTCGCTGACCGCGTTCATCGCGCCCCAGCCGGTCCCGCCGAAGCCGACGACCGGGCTCTCGGCGAACGCTGACTGGATCGCCGTGATCTGGTCGTCACGCCGGGGCTTGTCCGGCAGGATCCGCTTGAGCACGGTGTCGAAGTCGTCGGCCGAGACGGAGACCGAGCCCAGCTGCTGAGCCATCCCAGCGAACAGCTTGGAGTACTCGGCCGAGTTCTTGAGCGTGTCCTGCGCGGCGGCAAGCTTCTTCGCCGTGTCACCGACGTGCTTGATCGACCAGCGCTGCTTCGCACCCTTGCTGAACGAGCGAAGGCCGAGCTGGTTCATGCACAGGCCGCGAAGCGGCATGAGGCTGACCTCGATCGCCTTGCTGAGGTCGTGCGACGTCCGGAACACCACGTACAGGTCGTGGGGGTCGGCGACACCATTGACCTCGACGTTCATGTGCTCGAGGCCGTCGAGCTGCACGACCATGAAGCCCTGCTTGCCACCGCCGAACGAGCCCGCCGAAACGTAGCTGGGGCTGATGCCGTCCATGAACTCGAACGCCTCGCTGTACTGGACTACCTTGTACCCGGTGGAGACGACCGAGAAGAAGTCGTCGGTGTCCTTGCGGACGACGGCCTTCCGGTGAGGGATCGTCTTAGTGGTGTTGCCGGAGCGGAAGCTGATGGAGCGAAGCTCGACGTCGAAGTCGATACCACCCATGCGAGCAGCTTCGGCCGCGGTTACCTTGGGGGTGTCGATCACGGTGCCGACCTTCATCCACGGCAGCTGCCGAGCACTGAAGGAGGTGGTGCCGTCCGCCTCGGTGGCGATTTCGTTGGTGGGCGCGATCTCGGTGGTCGTCTCGAGCGTGGCGGTCATTATCGTCTACCTTTCCTGTGCTCCTGTTGTCGTGCTTAAGACCACAGTATCACGGTTGTGACGTGATGTAAACTGGGTCTTTTAGCCTCCCGCGTGGGACTTGAACCCACCCAAGATCACCTGCCGGCAAGTCTTGCGCTCCGTAGTTCGGGAGTTAGAAATCAGTGAGCGGACCGGGGATTGAACCCGGTGGGGTACGATTACCCCGTAATCCGGCGAAGCTTCCCGCTCGCGGGTCGTGCGATTTAGTTGTTCTGCGTTGTGGTGCTAAGACAAATCTAACAGGACCTTCTTGTGATGTATATAGGCAATCTCAAGATCTTTGGGGGAGACCCCCACGCGCGCACGCCTGTGGACGTGGAACGTGCGCGCGTGAGGATCAGCTCTCGGCCGCGACGTCTTCGTCGGCCGGCTCTTCAGCGGTCTTCGCGGCCTTCGGCGCGGGCTCGGGGAGAACGGTGCCCGGGAGCGCCCAGGTCTTGCCGTTCAGCTTGGCGACCTTGCCGGCGTTCCGCAGACGCCACAGCGAGAGGTACACCAGGTTGCCGGCGATCTCCAGCTCGGTGGCGATCTGGTCGCGCGTCTTCGGTCCCGCAGCCACTGCAGCGAGCACCTTCTCGTCACGATCGACGGCGCCGGGATCACGCGGACGACCCTTCGCGGTGGCTTCCTCCGACGCCTCAGCAGTTTCGCCCGTCTCGGCAGCCTCAGCTTCTGGGGCCTCAGGAGCCTCGGGCGCACCAGTGAAGTCCATCGCGGTCTCTTCAGTCAGTTCTTCAGTGCTCATCTTCATCCTTCGTTCGGTGGCTGTGGTTCAGCCTTGCTTGTGACCTACCCGAACAGTATCAGGTCGGCGTACTGGTTGTACACTGGTGGGGCGGTGAACTTCTTTCTTGATCAGCCACTCACGGTCGCCAACGAGCTCACCTCTCACTGGACCTCGTTCACCGTCCAGTGTGTTCTTTGCTTGCTCACCGATCCACTTTCCACACTGCGAAGATATACCTTTTCCCCAGGTCGCCTTCAGTGTTGCGTTATGACGAAGAGGGTAGATGTTCCAGTCATCGGGAAAACCCATGATGCGAGCAACTTCACGGTGAGAGACGAACCGAGGTTGCGTGGGGTGGAGCACAAGGTCCAGTGCACCACCCGTGATAACACGTGCCGACCGGGAATTGTCCCACCTCGTCACTGAGATGTACCCCATGTGGAAGTTGGTGCGAACCAGCTTCTCCACCATGTAATCCCACGATGGAGGGAGCTTGTTGTACTTGCTATAGAAGTACTGAGCGAACCTGCCGACGTGCCAACTCTGCGGCCAATCTTCACCGTGCTGTAGTCCCATGTGAAGAAGGTCGAGAGTCCGTCGATGCGCGACACCCGTCCGCGTTGTATGCCCGTCTACACTGCTGGTTCTCTCGCGAGGCTTCTCTGACCACCAGGAGGCCGGTTGCCGATAAGGCTGCGGAAGCCAGGTCTGAGGGAGGTTCTCGATGTCACCGATGATATCAGGCAAGAGTGGCACCCGGATGTTCGACGGGTACTCGACACCGAACGGAAGCTGTGATGCCACCCAAAAGTACCGTTTACGAACTGCCGCGCCACCTAGCTCCAGTGCGTCGTGCATGACGTGATAGAGACCGTACCTCAACCCACTCTTCGCCTCAAGATTCGCGCGAAGCTCCTGCATGAGGATACGACCCTTGGAGTACGCCGGACGCACCGACTCCATAATGACGATTTGTGGCTTCATGCGCGCCGCGTAGTTGGAGAGCGCCCACATGCACTCGCTGACCTTGGCGTCAACACCACGATGATTCTTGTCGGTCATTACCGAGAACGCACTGCAGGGCGGGTTGGAAGCCAGCACTTCGGCGTCTTTCACGATCCACGTGTTTGGGTCACCGACCTGATACGTCCAGTCTGGACCCAGGACACCACGATTCGCGAGGCAGTTCGGCATTCCGAATCCTCCGCGTTGCTCCACTTTATGCACAAGTTCGAAGCCCGCCTCCACCATGCCGACGTCGAAGCCGCCAGCGAAGGTTTGTGATGCGACGAACTTGTACACTCTTACTCCCTAGGACGAGGCGTATGACGCCTATTGCAGCGCGGTGTGCCATCAGCATCGGTGTAACATCCCGCGGTGTCGGCATAATCGCACGAGCAATATGGACACGTCTCTTCTTTATTAACGATGAACATGTCTGTCTCACCGCAGTAAGCTGCGCCACCATTTACACGTGGCTTAGCAGGTGTGCAATTGATGTCGTCGTCGTAAGCACGCTTGCAGCCCGGACACTTCGTCGACACACCGTCGTAGGTGCCACTCGACATGCGGTCACGATTGACCTGCTGCTTGGCCTGGTAGGCAGCGACCCACTCCTCGTCGGTAACACCGATGGCAGCGAGAATGTTGGCCAAAAAGTGGCCAACGTCGACCGCTTCCTTCAACGCGAGTTCACGGTTGACCCAACCACGGTTCTTCGTCCAGATCTTCCACCCGAACTCACTTAGGAGTTCGCCAGCCTCCAGGACCAGTGCAGAGTGGTTCCACGTCACATAATCAGCGAGTGCATCGCCTTCAGGAAGCGGGAGTTTAAAGCCGAATGACTTTTCCTGGAGTTTCTTAGTGGACTCAAGCCACTTCCACACGTTGGGATCAGCCACCGTGCACCTCACCTGACGTAGCTGGCTCATCGTGAAACGAGAAGGGATCACGTGGGGAGGCAACGGCACGCACCAGGAGCATGTAGCCCATCCTGAAGTGCTCGCGTGCTTCACGCGTCAAGTCGTAATCGGTGTCGATGTTGTCATGCTCGACGATGGCTTTCCAGAGCGCAGCAAGGTTTTCCTCGTGTGCTTTGATGGTGTTGATGGTATCACGCTGCGTGTCATTCATCTCGTTATAACCGTGAAGCTTTCCGTCATCTGTTGACATTAGCTCTTCTCCTTGTACTTCTCGTAAAGCATGCCACTTGGGTGGTACGACCCAAGCTGCTCTGCCGTCAACACATCTGCAGTGCTACAAACGAGTGCGTTGATAATCGCCAACTGGACTGCCACCGATACCGTGGGAATTGTCCCATGCTTGGAGCCATCTTCATCAATTCGGTATGCTAGTGCGATTTTACACCGCTCGGCTAGTTCACTTTGGTGGTTGCCCGTTACCGTTGCAGTAATCACTTTATCACCGGCGTGCTGCTCGATGATGTTCCGCGCATCAAGAACTTCATACGTCTCGCCTGAGTGACTAATGAAAATGACGACATTGTGCTCGATCTTCGAGATCATCCCAAGACCACCATGGAGCAAGTCTGTGGTGTGGATTGCGGACGCGCGGTATCCTACCGACTGCAAGAGCGACGCGCCCAGCTGCGCTACCCCAAACGACTTACCAACACCGGTTAGTGTCACAACTCCGGTGAGTTCAATGAATTCACGAAGTTGCTTGATGACTTGGTGGTCCAGATTGCGCTCGAGTCGCTCGAGTGCGTAGATTGTTTTGCTGATGACGTCCACTATCCCACGATCTCCTTAATCAGTTGAACACCGCGGATGATCATAGCTTCGCGCTCGAAGTAGCTATGGAGTGGTGCACCAGCAAGAAGTAGGCAACCCTCGGCGACCTGCAATTGGTCGAGTGAGATGTACCCGTCAAGGAACGAATCCATTGCTGCGGTTTCCTTAGTGCGGTCAGGCAGCAGCGCACCAGTTTCATAATCAAAAAGTCCGTGCGTGATTGCCGAGAACCCGGCGTGATATGAATATCGCAGTTTTGCCAACTCATAAATGAGTGGCATCGTTGCATTGCCACGCGGGTCGATAAGCTTGAACGTGCCTGTGTTGATCGAGTAGAGGATGTTGTTGAAGTTCAAGTCCCCGTGCGCGCGCACCATCGACGAGGTCCCAAACACTTCGCTCGCACGCTCGAGGAGATCAAAATGCTGAGCTGCGAGTCCGTGTTCAAACTTGGTGAGTCGCTCGAGTGCCTTACCAGTAAACCACGTCGCTACACTCGCGCGATCCGCAACCTCTGGTCGTGACTTGCCCGACCACCAGAGATCAAGTTCGAGTCGGTCCACAACTGACTGAAGAATCTGTGCCCATGTGTCAGGTCGACCAGGCCAGTAGAGCCACAACTCGGAGAGCGTGGGTAGATCGATGTACTCCATTTCATAGCCATCATCAATGACGTTGTAGATGCGAGGTACGAGATTCGCTGACTTTGCTGGCTTCGTCGACTGCTCAAGCAGCCAACTTCGCTGCGCAAAGAATTGCTCGCTGGTGCCCTTCTTCGTAAGAATTCCGGCGTTGTCCAGTGAGAGAGTGTGCTCAGACCGCGCGATGAATCGAGTTCGGCGTGCAGTTGCGAGAGCGTGCACATCACCGATGTCAAGCCAAGTCGAAAACTCGATCGTCTTGGCGGCAGTGAAACACGAGAGTAGCGGTCCCATGCCAACTTCGTTCTCGTCGTTGGCAGTGGCTGACGCCACTACAAGACTAGCTTCGCTCATCAACTCAACGGTGTCAACGAAGTGGTACGCACCGATGGTGACAAAATCTGCCATGTGTACTTGCTTGTCGACGTACGTGCCATCATTTTTACGCACACAGAATGAACGATGGCCAACTGGAGTTCGAGCCTCGCCAATCCACGTTCCCGAGTACTGTGCGAGCTTCTCTTCGATGAATGTGTCACTCATCAAGATGTACGTATCATGCATGTGACGCTCAACGCCAAGTGCGTGTAGGCCTACGAGAATCGCGTCCACCGGACCACGTGAAACGTTCTGTGATACGACCTTGATGTTGTAATGCCCGGCACGCTCGAGTGCCATCTGGACCTGGATGTGCGTGGCCGGATTCGCTACAACGACAATGCGCATGCAACCCGCGGCACGAAGCAACTCGATTTGGTGAAAGACATGAGGTCGCTGACCGATGGACACCAAAGCCTTGCTAATCTGCGTTGATAGTGGCCCAAGACGTGATGCCTTACCACCCGCGAGAATGATTCCGTTACTCACAGTCCGAGCCGCCTCTCGATGATGGTGACGCAGCGTTGACGCTCGAGTTCACGCTTGAAGTGTTCGTACTGGACCCTGGCCAACCACTCATACGTAGAGCGTGATGTAGTGACTGCCTTCACCTTACGAGCAAGATCGGATGGATCTTTAATCCGAAGCCACTTATGTAGTGCTCGCATTTCGTCTGTCGGTACGTCTCCCATGGGAAACAAAATGTGATCTTGCGTGTCGTATGCCGGGTGCATGAAGCAGATGATACCCGTGGCAAACGATTCCCAGGGCTTAGCCGTTGCCCAACCAGATCCAGAGGAAGGCGTTGTGAAGGTGCACTTGGTCGTCTGCATGAGGTTAAAGATTTGGTTGTACGGGATTGGCTTGATATCCGTGTTCAGCTTGGTCAGTGAGTCTTTCGACCAGGTCCCGTGTACCCAGGAAGGGCCGAGGGGTCGGACGTAGTGCTCCATGGCATGGAGTCGAGTGAACTCTGGACGCATGCCATAGTTGCGCGCCTCGTTGATGAGGATTCCGAAATCGTGATCTCGATCTTCCCATCCCGCGGGTTCTTTTTCACCGAAGCTACGAGGAATCCCGACGAGCTCGAGGCCGGATCCCATGTAAGTATCAGTCGTTCGCCAGCGCTCTCCGGTTGCATCGGGGCGGGCATGAAGCATGTTGAATCCGTGCTCTTGCGGGGTTCGGGTATCCCCATATCGCTCGTTCCACTCATCACGTGTCCAGTCGAATTGGCTTAGGATGGGATGACGGCGTGGCCACATGAGATCACGCGATTTTAGATAATTGCGTGCATCTGCGAGAAGCCAGATTTCTTCACGCTTTAGAGGATCTACAGCGCGCCAGCGATTAATGCCACGAGCGATGAACGACGCGTACCTGACAAATGCCGCCTGTGGATTCGTGACAACGTTGCGGTTGTCCACCCTGGGAATTGGCGAGTTGCTTGTGCCGTGCTGCCCAAGCCAACACACCATACCGTCAAGTGAATCGAACGCTGGGCCGGTGATGCGATCGAGTTGATCAACACAATCTTGCATCGATGCCTTCGCATGGGAGCGTGTTTCAGTTCGCCATTCCTGCCACGGATTCGTGATGTTAGGCATATGCGGTGCCCAACCGGAGTTCTTGCCGACGACGACCCATTCGATGTCGGGGTTGCGCGTGGCTAGCTGCTCAAGTAGATACGGAGCCTCATTGTCACCACCGCACTCTCCCCACTTCTTCGGGTCGATCTCGATGACCCGGCCTAGCTTTCCATACCCAATGCGCTTACGAAACGTGGGCATAACGATCGTCCTTTCCGAATGATCTGTTGATTCCTCAACGATAACTGAGGCTCGGTGTCTTGTGGCTACTCACACCGACTTACGTCCCATCAAGTAGTCTCACCAATGCCTGGGGGCAAACGTTGGGAATTGACGGAAAGGGAACCTCGTCGTTGATCGTACTAGATGGGCAGCTCGGGCGGAGGCGGCGAGCTATCCGCGGGTGCGGAGACCTCCTCAGCGGGCGGTGCAACCGGCTCCGGGGTTGCTACCGGTGTAGCTGCCGGAGGTGCCACTGGGGCAGGCTGGGGAACCGGAGCAGGCGGCTGAACGGGAGCAGGCGGCTGAACGGGGGCGGGCGCAGGTGCCGGAGCGGGGGCCGGAGTAGGTGCAGCGACGGGAGGCACAACAGGGCCAGTAGGCGGAGCCACGAGCGGTCCCGCGTTCGGCTGCCCAGCGATGGGCGCACCGGTGTAGGGCTTCACGCCCTTCACTTCATTACGCATTTCACCGGCCCACTCGCGCTGTCCGAGGGTCAAGCGAGCGCGACGACCAGCGAGAGCACCGGCGACAGGCTCGAGACTTCCGGCCGGGCCGAGCGCAGCGAAGAACTCGTCGGTGAGACCGAAGCACTTCATCTGGCGGAAGAAGATCGAGACGGCGACCGCGTTGTCCAAGGAGAGCACGAAGTTGTTGATGATCGGCCGGTTCATGTGCGGACCGGAGATGACCTTCATCTTCGCCTTGAGCATTGGCTTACCGTTACCCGACGTCACAGCATCACACGAAGTGATCTCGACGTCGTAGTCACCGTTGGGAAGAGGCTCGAAGCTGACTGTCTTCGCATCAGCAAGAGCCTTGCTGAAGTCAATCGTGGTCATACGATAAGCTCCTTAGTTGCGACGGGTGCCACTGTATCAACCGCTGGTTGCACGTCGAATACGATGTTCATCCAGTTTGTGATGTCATTTCCGACCCAGTGGCCATCCGTCTTGATGATGGTTTGACAGTTGCCCAGTCGCCCCTGGACCCGCTCGCCACACGAGTACTGTGGGTGAGGCCCGATCCAGAGGCGACGCACTTCTTTAGTTGGCTGCCCGTTTGCGTCGAGTTCCCAGTCTGGGTACAAATAGCCCGCTATATCAACCCAGTACGGGAGCGACACAGAAATCTGCCCCTGCATGTACGGCTCCCACTTGCCTGAGCCGTTATTCTGCCTCGTCTCAGCGATGAACATCACGCACCGAGTGTTGAGGGTAGGGATAAGTGCGAGATCACGGAAGCCACGAATGACTGTGTCCATCTGCATCAGCAGTGCACCCCAGTCCTGCATCTTCATTTGCTCGCTGCCGACCAACTGTGTCTTACAACGACGCTGAATCTCGGTAATGGAGTCGATCACCACCGAGACAAAAGGTGTGATGTACTGGGTGAGCCAGTTATACACAAGCTGCACCGTGCCCCAATCACGCACGTTGACGATGCACGCTTCCCACGTGCCGTCATAGATGGGCGGACCACCAGGCGTAGTGGGGTCCCAGAAAACTTTCTTCACTGGAATGAAACGCCAGCTGCCCTCGGCGTCAAGAACGAGCACTGGCTTCGGCGCAGTGGAAGACAGGGTCGACTTACCCATCTTCGAGGGACCGTGAATCAACAACGAGAGACGTTGATTCGTGTCATACATCATGGGAGGATCGATGGCGACAGGCGTCACCGGAGTGTTGAGAACCGAGTCGGTCACTGAGTGTCCCGGCCCTTCTTGTCGTAACGATCACGCGGGTCATTCTTCTTGTAAAGCGCGTCGAGCATGTCGTTTGTTCCACTCGATCCATCATCGAACATGTTGCAGATGGCCGAAAAATCACAAGACCAAGAACAATCGCCATTGGGCGTCGGGTACACAATATCGAGATGGTGTTGCCCGCGGTCCAGTGCATCAATCGTCTCGAGAACTTCACGTGTCGTCGCAAGCAAGCGACGTCGATAAGATTCGAGTTCGTATGGGTTATGCCTCACTTCGATGCGATCGTAGAACGGTGGCTTAGCTTTGGCACTTCGCTTCACGCGACGAAGCATGTTGTAGAGCGCGCCGTCACAACGCTCTTCACCCTCGACTGAGGACAACATTTCCAAGATATGATAGTGCAACATTTGCTCGTTTTGTGGGAGCGTGAGAACGGGTGCAGTAAGAGATCCCACCGTCTTATGGTCAATGAAGACCCTGATTCCGTCAGTGACACGATACGCACGCGTGTCGAGAAGACCGATCAGTTGCACATCGCGCATCTCGTGGTGTTCGCGCATTGGGACGACGATGTCCACAACGAGTGGAGTCTCCGACGCGATGATACGAAGATCTGAGTCGGCACCAGTTTCTTCAAGCCACTGGACGTATCCTTCCACCATTGCGCGCTCAAGATTGCAGCTCGCTGAAAACTCGGTGGCAAGTTCGGTGACACGTTCATCAGGTGCGTTACGCTCAATGGCAAGTCGCTGAATTGACGTCCAGTCCTCAACGATAACACGCTCAAGAGCATCACGCGGATCAACGCGTTGTTCGCCTTCGGGTACGTACCACGCAGCTAGCGCACGGTGAATGCGCGTGCCAGTGGAGCGCACTCCGGTGTACGACTCGGTCTTCAACGTAAGTTCCCGGTACCAGCCGAGCCACCACTTACGCTTACACCGCTTGAACGTCTGCAACTCCGAGTTGGAGATGCGGTAGACACCCTCGGTAGGCGCTGGATACGGGTCTACGGAGGGTAGAGCGTAGTGGTAGAGCTGCGCATCAGTCTCAGCCGGCAATACCTGCGCTAGGGTATCCTCGGTGTCATCAGGGAGGTCTAGGGAGGACAGCATGATAGGCCCGGCAGGTGGTGGCGTCGACTTAGGCAAAATCATTTTTGTCTGTGTCGTCGTCACTACGGGTCCGTTGACGACAATGTCATTGAGAGCGCGTGCTACTCTGTCACGATCGCCGGGCTTCCATGAGTCCTTTGTCTCAATGTTGTACAGGTGTGCCGTACTCTTGCCCACCAGTCCGGCGAGCACGCTAAACTTTGCGCGCGAGACCTTGTGCTGCGTGCGCACTTGAAGCACAAGCGCACCAGTGAGTTCATCCGCTGCATACAAGAGTGATGTCTCCTACTCGTTGACGCCGACGTACGGAATGGACGCCAACGGGGTGTTCAAGATAAGCGCTTCTTGGGCATCAAGAACAGACGTGTCAGCCTGTGGATTCGCTGCAACGAGTGCAGCACGATCACGCGTGATTTCATCGAGACGCATGAATTTATCGTGAAGCTTGGTGATCTGGTCTTCCTCGACCGTGTCCTTCATTACGATGTCGATGATTGTGATTGAGTCGTGAATCTCAGAGCCAATGCGGTGGTTGCGACTCTCCTTCTGGACCTCCGCAACGAGCGACCACGAGCGCTGCAAGTTGATGAGTGTATCAGCAGCGGTCATGTTCAACCCGACACCACCCGCGGCATTGGTGAAGAGCAAGACCTTGATCTGTCTCTTCTGCAGTGCGTCAAGTGCGCGCTCACGTTCCACTGGTGAGACGTCGCCTGTGATGAGAGCGTATCGCACACCGAGCTTGTCGAGTCGCTTCGTCGCGAGGTTGATGAGCTGCTTAAACTCAGCAGCGATGATGACGGGCGCACCAGCGTACGACTGTGAGAGGATGCCCTTTTCCTCGAGAACTTCTTCGAGCGCATCAAGTTTAGGTGACGGTTCAGAGAGAACAACGTCCCACTGCGTGATGTCATCAGGATCGCGTTTGTTCATCTTCACAGATGATGATGCTACTTGCATGAGACGAAGTGATGCCTCAAGATTTGATGGTGCAATGAAGAGATCACCGTCAGGTGTACGCGTGATAAGCCGACTCTTCAGTTCACCGTACATTTTCGCTTGTGTGTTGCTCATATCGACGTAACGTGTCTGTCGCACTTTAGGTGGAAGCTGTGGAAGCACGACGGCTTTGAGCATTCGCCGAAAGCGAGGATCCAGGAGTTTGAAGAGTTCATCGCGTGTGTCGGGATTGATGCCGATGATGTCAAGCTTCCCGAACGCATTCCACGCAGCTAGGCAGTACCTGTCCACGAATTGGGACTTAGTTGGAAAATCCTCAGGCGCGACCGCGTGCATGATGGACCACAGATCACCCGGGTGATTCGCGATGGGTGTTCCCGTCAAGGCCCAGCGGTACTCAACGCCTGGCTGATGCATCATTTGCCAGATGGCACGAGTCTGCAATGCCGCTGGATTTTTCACGCGGTGTGCTTCATCGAGGGTCACCGTTACGAACTTGAACTCGTTGAGTTCCTTGATGTGCACTTCACAGCGAGCTGTCGTGAGACCAACATCACCGTGTTTTGGATCGCACACGGTGCATCGCTTCAGGCGTGTTGAGCCGTAAGGCGCTAGGCGCGTGAATCCCTTCACCGACTCAATGTTCATAAGTACGATGCAGTGCGGATTGTTCTTGGCTTCTTTGAGTAGCTTGCGCTTCTTAGCTGCAGTGCCCTCAATGTTGTACACGTGCGCCGTGGGCATCCACCGACTGACTTCGTTTACCCAGTGGCGCTTTACCGAGTTAGGACAGATGATGAGAGCAGGCAGTGCGTTTTTACGTTCGTGCTCATGCGCAAGATTAAGTGCTAGTGTTTGAAGACTTTTGCCTGTTCCCATATCATCACCAAGTAGCCCTGACTTGGCTCGTCGCATGAACTCAACGCCAGCACGTTGATATGAATACAGGTGTTCATCGAGGCCTGGAATCGCCGGCCACTCAAGCAAGCTGCGAACCTCGAGAGCCGGATCAATGCGCTCTCTACGGAGGACCCAGGCCCAGTCGATGAGTGCTGGAGTGAGCGTGAACGTCTCCTTGAACACACCACGAAGTGTTACGAGTGAGGCCCAGGTTGGTGGCACAGCCCAGATCTTCTTGTTGGGCAGCCACTTGCAACCAGAGACCTTTTTCACAAGTTCTTTTGCGTTCCATTCGGTAACAAGTGTGATTACTTGATTACCTTTTTCATCAACGCCAATGTCACCAAGAGGCATTATGCGCCGTTCTTTCGTCTTGCTGCATTACTTGCGATGCGAGTTGCGGCAATTTTCTTATTACGAGCTTCTTTTTGTTCTGGAGTCAATCTAGCGTAACGCTCACGTGCCATAGCACTACGTTCTTCTGGAGTTGACTTTGCTTTCCACGCACCTTTTGCTGCGAGACCTGCTTTACGCGAAATTTCTGATCGTCGTTCTGGTGAAAGAGCAGCCTGTCGTCCTGCGGCTGCACGCTTTCCACGCTCAGTGCCATGCGCTTTTTCGTGACAACGAGTACAAAGCCATTGGACACTGAGATGATGCTCTTCGCTATAACCCATATGATGATGCGCCACAATTTTGTTCGGCGAATCACCACAATCTTGACAAGATGTAGGCCTTATGAGAACACCATCACGTACAGCACGTGATACTGCTCGATGTGCCAAACGTTGTTCTTGTGGAATCACGCACGTTCTCCTAGCGTACGACGCGAAGTGCGTGACGTCCGGTTGCCTCTTCGTGAAGACTGGTGGCCCACTCGATGTTGGCACCGGTGTGAATTTGATTAAAGTATGCATTCATCGACTTCTTGTCGATGGCATTCGCTAGGAATGCAGCAATGAGGCCCACTATCCAGGCAGTGACCATTTCTGAGAGAGACATGCCATAATCCTTTCCGATATTCCGTGTTAAGGAGAATCTATCAAGTAATTACACGACGGTTAGACACCCGAGTTGGCAAGCATTGCGTCAAAAATGGACGCCTTAAAGCGAGCAAGAGCGAGTGTCGCATGACGTGCTGCGTCGTTTACGTCATTCGCGTCGGGCAGGTTAACCTCTTTTGGCGTCGTGTAAAAACCAAGTCGTTTCAGCATTTCGTTAGGCGCAAATGCCTTTACATCACCCGGCGGCATCATAACGAAGCGAGTCGAGAACCGTTCGATGAGTATCTTAACGATGCCAATCGCCTGCAGAGCGGTTGGCTGCTGCGTACGCTTTCCAGTCTCCGGAGTTACTGTGTACCGCTCGCAAGCGACTAGCGCACCCTCTGAACTCTTGTTAGCGGCGTAGAGTGTCTCCTCCAACCAGTTTACTGCCGTCGAAACGTCGGTCTGTAGAAAGTGCATGCGTTCTGCGTGCTTTTCATGAAGTTTGAGCGCGAAAATGCCCATACTGTCACCGGGATCGACACCGATGATAAGACCAAGAGGTTTGATGATTGTCATCCGCACTCACCCCAACGTTGTCCTACGTCAATGGAAGAAGTGATTGGCACGCTGAGTAGTTTATCGTCATTCATGACATCATGCAATGTTACCATGACATCGTCGAACACATCATTGGGAATGTCAAGGTCAATCTCGTCGTGCACGGGAATTGTCATATATGGTCCGAGTCCAGCAGCATCAGCCTCCACAATCTTCATCTTGAGAATCTCGCCAGCTGTGCCCTGGATTTTGTAATTAACCAACGCATACAACTTACCCGCGTCAACTGTAAACTTACGACCAGTGAGTGGTGAACGTACGTACGCTTCACCAGTCAGGTTGAGATTCGCGCGACCTTCGGCTTCCACTTCTTTAATCCAGGTGGGTACACGCTCGTACGTCTTATCGAAGTCACGCATAAACTGACCGGCTTCATCCTCAGGTACGCCTGCGGTCTTAGCGAACTTCGGGATACCCGCGCCGTAGATCTTCGCGTAACCACCATTCTTAAGCAGCTGCCTACGAGGATCAGCCTTTGCAAAGTCAGGCTCGTGAAACAGTCGAGTTCCCATGTTAACGAAAAAGTCACCGGGAGTCATGAACGCTTCAATCATACCCGGGTCTTGTGACATATGCGCCATGACCCGCATTTCGATCTGCCCGAAGTCTGCCTTAGCCCAACGATGATCGATCGATGCAATGAAGCAATTGCGAATCTTTTTGCCAAACTTAGTCCTGACCGGGACGTTTTGAAGATTGGGATCGCTCATCGACATGCGACCCGTGCGAACTCCAGAGCCTCCACCAGGCTCGAATGGGTTCTTATCGGTGCCACCGACCGTATTGATCGATGGATGGATCTTACCGTCCCACTCCGACATCTTAAGATAGTTCGCGAGGTAGGTCGATACCATCTTCTGTGCACGCCGACGGCCGAGGACAGTTGCTGCTAGCGGGTGATCAATGCTCTCGAGAACCTCTTTGTCCAGTGAGTAAGCGCCACCGTCGGTCATCTTGGTGAACTCGACTCCGAATGACTGAAGCTTCTCGATGACCTTGGCGTTGGCGCCAGGCGAGATGCCATGGACGTCATGGCACCACTTCTCAGCCTGATCGACGTATACGCTAAGTTCATCCATCAACTTCTGTGTGTACTCACGGTCGACGACGACACCCTTGTTCTCCATACGGCGAGCAACCCACGACACTGCAAGTTCAAGTTCGTATGACTTAGGCGCCTCGGCCATCACCCGCGGGTAGAGCTCATCCTTGAGTTGCATGGTGAGAATCGTGTCGAGCCCACCATACATCCAATAGGCCTCGAGGTCAATTGGCACTGTGGCCCAGTTCCAGCCACCGGCCTTCATCGCATCGTCCAGTTGATGCTGGAAGTTGCCTGCACGCCTATCGACGAGACGTCGCGTGAGAGTCTTGAGCGCAGTGGAGCCGGTCGACTCGAGAACGTGCGACATGAGTCGAGTGTCGTGGCACCTGGACTCAGGCAATGATACACCGAGAGTGCCGCGAATCATATCCGCGTCATATGTCAAGTTATGCGCGACGAACGTTCCCTGGAAGCGCTTGAGCATATCTGCGCCGAACGCTCCCCACCCGGGAAAGTCGATGGGAATGCAGTACGCGGTTTGTCGGTCACCGAACTGGAGAAGACGTACCTTATCGATGCGTGTGTTCAAACCTGTGCCCTCGCTATCGATGGCGACTTCATCACACGTCGATAGCCACCTCTGACACTCCCAAGCAGTCTCAATGTTGTCAATGTAATGAATACCACGAACCTCATCAAGACTCACGCGGAACCTCACAGCCGTGTCGGTACATCCATGATTGCGTTTTAGGGATATTACACACCGGACAAGGCGTGCGAATAACTTTCTTTCCTAGTTTTTGCGCAGCAAGTTGTGCACGAATTTCAGGTGTATGAGTCTTTCCATAAAAGCCGTTTTCTTCGCCTGATCGTCCGGTATTGCGCATTAGACCACTGTCGTAAGCCTCTTTTACACCTTCACTGATTTTCTTACGCTGTTCATCAGTGAATTTAATACCATGTCGACGAGCATGTACTTTTTGATGACATGATTGACAAAGCCACTCGATGTCGGTCAAGTGGTCATCATCATATCCGTTTGAATGATGTGCGTCAATTAGTGCTTTACCATTTTTCGCAACACCTGGGCATGCATTGCAGCGAGAACACTCTTTTGGGCGAACGAGTACACCATTCTTAAGAGCCCGATTGACTGCGCGACGCGCTTTCTTACGTTGCTCTACATCCACATCACGGGTGTCAATCAACGAATGCTCCTATTGTAGCCAGTCGAATGATCCGCGTACCTTACGCTGCACGGCCTTACGACCATGCTTACGACCAAGTCCATAGGCAAAGCAAACTGCGACGAAGATAAGTACGAATTCCATATCAGTTCCTATGTTCCGAGAATCAGAGCAGTTCGGCATGTACGTCAACACCGAGTGACAAGAGTAGACGAGTACCACTGTCATCGCGGTACTGTTCAGCGGCGACGACTCGAACAATGCCTGCGTTCATAATCAGCTTGGCGCACTCCAAGCATGGAGCCATGGTCGTGTACAACGTAGCACCTTCGGTTGCCACGCCATTCTTCGCGGCAAATGCGATGGCGTTAGCCTCAGCATGAACACTGAACTTACACGGTTGACGTGATGCGCATTCTACCCAGTGATGCTTGGGATCAGGGTTCGTTGGCAGCTTTGTGCAGTCACACGCGTGATTACAGTGAGGAAGTCCGGCGGCGGTGCCGTTGTACCCACTGGACACTGGCCTCGTCTCAATGACGATGACAGCACCGACCTGTGCGCGAGAGCATGTGGCACGATCGGCCATCAACTTTGCCATTTGCATGAGTGTCTGATCCATCGATGGACGCGTGATGACGACCTTACGAAATGGTACCACAAATTGTGCGTGATACTTACGAAGCGTTGCGATGGCCTCATCGCGAGTGATGAAGAACATTGTTGACTTACGCTTATCAGTGGCGGTCCAGGAGTATCGCAGACCGTGATTTGTGATACTCGCCCACGTAATTCCAATGCGTTCACCATCGTTGGTAAAGATAGCCATGGCTGTGTCAGAACTTTCCTCACTCATACTGGTACCGTATCTTCACTTGGGAGTAGGGTCTCGATTAGGTCAAGCTGCTTAGTGTACCACGGATTGGCTTCATCTTCAGCCGTTGTCGTGTTGCCATCAAGCAGGTAGGCTGCTATGTCGATTGAGTACGTCTCGCGGTTGGGTGAGCAAATGCCAAGTGGCAAGTCAACGAAATCGATGTCAGTCGGCGCGTGCAACTTATTCGCAGCTGCGATGTCACGCTCGTAAATGTGTAGACTTGTCGTGTGGTGCACGTACTGACCAACGGGCATACGCAGTTCATTTGCGATGGTGTGTTGAAGCTGCGTGAACATGAAGATGTCGTATGGTACGCCCAACCACACGTCCTGACTACGCATGTGCGTGTGCATCTCTAGTGCTGCAAAGCCATGACCACTCTCGCGAATGAGAAATTGGAAGAACACGGTGCACGGCTTATCACCAACGTGTCGAAGATCTGCCTTGTTCCAGATGCTCACAATCGCTTGCCGACTGGACGGATCATCCTTGAGGAGTGCGATGCAGTCTGCGAGCTGTTCGACCACGCGCGGACCGTACGCTCCGTAATCGGGATCTGTAGCATCCACCAGGACACTTTCGAACGTTGGAGCAGCTACCCTGACCAGGTCGGCTCGGGCAACACCAGAGATGAGCTGGAGCGCTTCAAGCGCCGCCAACTTCAGGTTCACCCCACGTCCAACACCGATTGGAAGTAGTGGTTCGAGCGTGTTGGGAATGATCATTGTCACAGCAGTGAGTTCACGCGTCGGCATGTCGCGTACGACTACGTGTTCACCACGATTGATCACATGGTTTACGAGCTTGACGTAACTACCACGTAGATCATTGAGCTTCAGTTCCATTAGGACCCTTCAACACGATCGTAGAGTGTTACCTGATTACGATCGATGATATCGCTTACATACTCTGCCGCTGAACCGTGCTTAAACCTGCGAATGAATTGGGGGTGATGAACTGAACGATCAACCCAGTGCGCTTCCTTGCCCGCTTTACGACCAAGTGCAACCGACGTTGGCGTACCCAACGTGTGTCGTAGCAAGTGAATGTCATCAACGTCGCACGCGTTGGCGATACCGATGGTGTTAAGCCAACGTGGGTCGGCGTGCCGAGCAAGTGCGTTTGTGAGGTAGTGCCCAGAGGTGGACGGGTATGGCATAAACGCTGGACGGAAGTCACCTCGATCTCGCGGAAGTTCAAGATCGTGACGTACATCACCAACGAGAAGCAACCTCGGTGAGGGCGGGCCAATATACGTTATGAACGAATTGAGCTTCGCTGTGGCCGTCGACTCAACGCAAGCTCGATGAATGATGGCTTGGATGGTGTCATCAGTCACGTGTCGGCCATCTACGCGAACTACCGGCAGTATGGTCTTTTCTTCGACGAAGCTGTAGAGCGTGTTGAGCTCGTGACCCTTGCCCGGTTCAATGAGATCATCACCGCGACGAGAGATGCACTGCTCAAGAGTGCGATCATCAGCCATCACATGAACAACAATCGCACCACGGGAGCGAAGAAACAACTCAATGTGTAGGTTGATGCCGGGGTCCAGTTGGGAGGGACGGTGTAGTACCGTGGGGTAGACCGATTCGCCCCAGTGGAACCGATCGCAGATGATGTGGTGCCCGATTTGGGGGCGGTAGCGAAGTAGTGGAGTTTCGTACTCATCGAGTGGATGCAATTCAGGTGGACCCTTATGAATAAGAGTCACGTCGTTGTTGGGAAATTGCTTCTCGAGTTCACATGCGAGTTTACTCGCAAGAGTTGATTTCCCGCTACAGTCGGGCCCTTCGAGAATTATGAGCAACTTACTTTCCTTTGATCGTTACTTGGTGATGTACTCTGCGTTACGTGCGACGATGAGTCTATCATCTCCATCACCATCTGAGCTAGTAATAGCTTCGATGATGGACACAACGTCGGTCTCGAGTTCATACGCGATGGCTTCATCCACCGTCATATCGGGGTATGCGTCGAGTTGAATGTCAGCCGTGTACACCAACTCGTATTTCACTCGAATGAAACCGGACTTGTGCTCATCAGAGAGTGGAGGCATCTTCATCCCTTGCCTGTGCCTTCATGAACTCGATGTAGTGAATGGCCTTATCGAGATCCTCGATGCCACCCTTATCGCGATACCGAGTGACGAGCTTGATCACGTTACCCTGACAGAAGTCCAGTGAGTTCGCCAGAATGTACTCGATTGGCTGGATCGCAAGCTGCCGATAGTGGTTGCCGCCAACTTGCCGTTCGAGAGGCTGAGGAAGACTGGAGGCCCCAGCGGATTGCTTAAATTCTTCGATTATGTCTTGCGCATACTGCGGTAGGGGAACTGATGTCATGATGGATCGCTCACCAGCGGGTTCGTTGATCATAGCTCCCATGTGCTCTCCTGTTTAAATCCCAGGTGGGAATTAAAAGAGGGGACCGGGCCTACCCTGGCCCGGCCCCCAAGAATGTTGTCACGTGCCGGATTCGAACCGGCGACATACAGATTATAAGTCTGTGGCTCTACCACTGAGCTACCGTGTCGGCTGTTACCTGTGATTACGTTTCCGACGACGTTTAAGAGCAAGACTCAGGTTTAATTCGCAAGCGTGTTGCCGCTAACACCATGCGCGCATGATTTGGAGCGCGCACCTGGATTCGAACCAGGGTCTCTCGCTAATTGGGTCAAGCCCGGTTGATCCGGAATCGCACAAGCTGAGTTTGAGGTCTGTGGTACGACAAGTTGATTTGTGAAGCTGAAGAGACCGCGTCCGGTGCCTCTGCCATTGGGCTACCTCAGCATGAGTGCCGAGGGTAGGGGTCGAACCTACGCTATGTCCGGATTCTTCGCTTATTGAAATTGAGGTTGGTACCGCGCTGCGTAGACGGGATTCGAACCCGCAGACTTCCAGGCATCTTCCACCACAAAGATGTTGTTCCTGGCTGCTCTGAACCGTGTGAGCACCTACGCAAACCTTGCAGATCCGAACATTCCCCGGTCGTCGATTCGCGGACGAATTTGGTCGACTAGGAAACTCTATCAAACGCGACTAGCGGTCGAGCAGGAAGCCGAAGAGCGCGTCGCCGACGAACACGTCATCCACAACGATGACGTTGGCTTCCTCACGAGCGAGCTTGACGGCATCGATCAGCTCGTTGATTCGACCGACCAGCGTGTGCTGCTGCGCCGTCGTGAACGCACCCGAGAAGTGCGTGGTCGCCCACGTACCAACGATCTGGTCACGAGTACGGTCACGCGTCTGCGCCGCGTGCTTCTCAGTCGCCGGCACGACGATGACCGTCTCTTCGAGCTTCTCGGAACGAGTCGTCTCGGTCGGCCGAGTCCGACTGATGCCCGTCACCTCGTCAGTCGTCCACTCCTTTGCACTGTCCAAAGTGGGGCACGCCGTCACGAAGGTACGCACGTCGATGAGCTGCTTCTCGAGGAAGAGGAGCGTGCTGGTCGGCACATCCTCGAGAAGAACCTGTCCACGCACCTTGATATCAGCACGAGCGATCTGGTTGCCCACGTCGCGCGTCGCCGTGATGTCCCAGTAGGACGTCATGTCCGTAGCGATGGCCTGCAGTAGCGACGTAGCGACCAACTGGACCTGCTGAGCTTCGGCCGGAAGAGGGGTTCCGTCCTCGGCCTTAGGCGTGTACTCACGGGCAAGACCCGCGAAGAGAGTCGGCTTCTGCACGTTCTTGTACGCGGCACTGACGATTGCGCCGGTACGAGCCTTGATCGTTCGCTGCAGCATGACGATGGAGATGAGACGCTTTCCCATGATTCCTTACCTATGATTGAAGTCGAGATTGAGGTTGAGTGGTGGACTAGACGCGCTTACGACGGTTGACGTAGAGCAGGATGAACGAGAGCGCGCCCAAGATGAGCATCACCAAACCAACTGCGGCGTACTCCTTGATGCCCGCTGCCCCGGTGTACGCGAGATCGTTGGAGTTGTTACCGACCGGCACTACAGCAGGCCTGGTAGTGGACGTAGAACTCTCTGTCGACGTCTCTGGGGTAGTACTGGTAGTTGTCGATGAGTCGGTTGTCGTGCTGGTGTCCGAGGAGGTGCTAGCGGTCGTCGAGCTGGGGCTGGTACCCGTCGTCGATGAGTCGGTCGTAGTCGTAGTCGTGTACGAGGTCGTCGTTGTCGTCTGCGCCGCGCACTTTCCGAACACCCACCTGGTTCCCTGGAAGGTCAAGCTCTTCAAGAATCCCTTGCCCGTCACTCCCGAACCCAACGAGAACCCAACGTGAGACACCGTTGCACTTGGGTACATCGACGTGTACTCGGCCAATGTATACCCAGCGCCTTGACCCGTGTTCGGAAGAAGTGGCCACGAAAGCGGCCGTGTTGCCCACCACTTGCCTCCGCCTTCGTAGACGAGATGCCCAGCCCACAGGGACGTACCGTCCGGATGAACACGCAGCTGGTAGCCCGGAGCCGGACCCGACTCAGCCGAGTAGCTCATCACGGTGTCGGACTGATTCACTGATGACAACTTTACGCCCATGATGCCGACGTAACCCGAGGTCTTGCCGCCTGAGCGAGCACCGATGAGGTCGAGAGTGAGACCGGACTCAGCGAAGTCCGTATCTCGCACCGGTGTCCCAAATGCGTTCGAGTCGGAGTAGTCCCAGGTTGACGCGATCGAGCTCTCGCACACGATCGAGTCGGTGACTTGCGCGTCGGCGGTTCCGGTGAAAAGAACGATGGGTACTAGTGAGAGCGTGCCGATGATGCCGGCTGCGATGAACTTACGCATTGCTTGGTGCTGCCCTTCTAGTCGGGGAACTTCATGGCGGCGATGGTGTCCTGCCACTCACGCTCGAGTTGCGTCAAGTTCGTCATGAGACGTTCTGGCTTGGCTTTGGGTTCGACGATGACTTCGAACCCGTAGTGCGCTTCGCGCTTAAAGACGTCAGAGGGTAGAGATGTCGTGATGTTCCGGCGCAACTTCTGGAAGACATCGAGAGGCATGATGTCGAGTGTGACGAGAGCTTCAGCGTACGTCTCCCCCGTTGCCTGCGCGGCGATGCAGCTGACGCAACTCGTCATGTTGATGTGCGCTGGGTTAACTCGAGGGAGCCACGCGTCACGTCCGAGCTTTTCGTCAAACAGCGTGAGTCCGTTCCGAATCTCTGCCTCGTACACTGTAGCTCTCCTCGAGTTCCGCGGGTTAGAAATCAGGTATCGGGATTAGTTGGGCGATGTCACCAAGTTTACCAGGATGATACCGCCCAGCGAGAGGAGGAATACGATAAGTGGAATGATCACCGACTTTACGCTCTTCAGTGTACTCAGCGCCGCCACCGAGAGGAGAGCCGACGCGACCGCGAAGAGTGTGAGAATGACAAAGATCACCCAGAGGGATACTTGATTGAGCGCGGGCATCCTAGTCACCCTTCACGTTGAGAATCTGATGAAGCGTGTGCTTGATGGTGACGAGGTCAGTGGAATCGGCCATCACGACATCGATGTCCTTGTACGCGCCGGGGATCTCGTCCACGAATGCTGCCGAATCACGGTACTCGATGCCCTTCATCGCTTCACGAAGGTCATCATGCGTGAACGTCTCACGTGCCTTCTTACGCGAAAAGTTACGCCCGGCACCGTGAGGCGAAGAGTTGAGAGCCACGTGATTGCCCTTGCCCTCAACCACGTATGACGCCGTCCCCATTGAGCCGGGGATGAGACCCATTGTCCCACTGGACGCGTCGATCGCGCCCTTGCGAGACAGCCACACCTGCTTACCGAAGTGCTTTTCGGACGTGGTGTAGTTGTGATGGCAGTTCACCGTCTCCTGCTGCTCGATGGGTTCGCCACTCCACTCTTCGACGCACAGCATGAGACGATCCATCATCTCCTCACGGTTCATCCACGCGAACTCCTGGGCCCACCGCATCTCGCGGATGTAGCACCAGAACTCAGGATCTCCTTCAACGAGGTATGCCAGGTCTGGGTTCGGGAGGTTGATCCAGCGCTTCTCGCACTGCTGCGCCGCGATCTTGATGTGTCGCTGCGCAATGCGGTTGCCGACACCACGTGAACCCGAGTGAAGGAAGAGCCAGACACGATCTTCTTCGTCGATGGTGATCTCGATGAAGTGGTTGCCGCCGCCCAAGGTGCCAAGCTGAAGCGCCCAGTTGGGAGAGTAGTCACTGGGGGAGAATTCAGCGGACTCGAGGGCCTTCTTCGTGAGAATGTCAACACGAATCTTGGCGGTGTTCGTGAGTTCCGTGTTGTACTTACCAGCCGACGTCGGGATGGCTGCCTCGATCGACTCGCGAAGTGCCGTGAGAGACTTTTTGGACTGCGTGAAGTCGTGCTTGGTGAACTGCGTGCGGACTGCGATCATTCCGCATCCGATGTCCACGCCCACCGCAGCGGGCATGATGGCACCAAGAGTTGGGATCACGGAGCCGACGGTGCTGCCCTTGCCGAGATGTGCGTCGGCCATGAGCGCGATGTGCGGATGGATGAAGGGCATCGTTGAGGTCTGCTCGGCCTGCCGACGCGTCTGCTCCTCGAGAATCGACGCGTAGCTGATAAGACGGTTGTTGATGTGCTCCACTAAACTGCCTTCCGAGAATCTAATGTTGGACATTAAGTAATTAGGATACTGGCCACGCGTAGAAGAGACTTTTATCGCACATGGTGCCTACGATGGTCAGTGCACTTCGCCTACACTTACATCGTGGAAACGTGCAACCGTCTGAGGTATGATGCGACCACGAGTGCGTGCACCAGTCTTGATTCTCACCTATTACAAGACTTGCGATTTGTCGAAGTCTTTGCTCAACCTCACTTCGTCGTCCGGGAGTAAACGCAATGGGAAGTGGTTTTGAGTTTACGATCTCACATGCCTTCGTGTACGCGTCTTCCCACGTCTGGAACGCCCAGAGATCCCACTTGTCGTTATTCTGATCGGACACGACCCAGGGAAACACGATGCCGCTGATCACGGTGGATCCACGAAGCCAGCCTGGGTAGCCTACACCGCTAAGTGGACGAAGTTTTCGTACGTAAGGGCGAATCGGCATAACGAACCCGTTGAGCTTACGAAGCTGCTCGATGGTGATCAGATGTTCACCCGGTGGAAGCTTCTCATTCATCGTCTTACCTGCTCATCAACCCACTTGATCGCGTTCGCGTGCGTGCTGAACCGCAGTGCACGACGTGCATCACGTGATGAAAAGACGAACCAAGGTAGCCTGTTATTGAACGGGTGATCATCGGGAGTGTCACCCGGGCGAATTCGCCGGATGTACGCGTACCCGTTGAACTCACGCATGATTCTCTGAAATGCGTGTCGTCGAGCGTTCACGCGCTCGATGTAGTCGTCAAGACGCTCTTCGTTCATGCCGTCGCTCGCTGGGTGTAAGCGCGCTCGAGGTCAGTGTCGAACCCGGCCGCCTGTGCGAGCGCACGAGCCGCCGGACGAGTGAGAAATGGCGGCTGTGGAGCACCGGCTGGGCTGCTCTTGCGCACAGTGAACGCCTCGATGACCTCATGCGCTGAGCGAACGGCCTCGTATCGGTAGTGCACCACTTCATCGGGCACGATCGAGACACCGGAGTGGTGAAGTAGGTAGTTGGACCCGACGAGTTCGCCCTCCTCCGCAGCGAGTTCCACGAGACGGAAGATGCGAGTCTCGAACCAGCGGCACGCGTTGCAGTGGTGCTTGGGTAGTGCAAACTTAGCACCACTGACATGGTTCTGGTGTCGGTCACGCTGCGATGAGCCAACACCGATGAAGCGCGCACTGACGACGATGGGTTCGCTCCGGCTCACTGGCAGTGTCCAGATGGACCGGTGACCGACGTTGGACGGTCGTGGAAGTTTACTGTGATTAATGATCACGCTTGACATCGTGTCGTCCTCTCCTGTAGTTCCTGTAGACCTAACGACTGGTCCCACGTCCTTCGGGCGGTGTCGTGGGACCAGTCGTGACCAACCTGGGGGGAGCACGGTCGGGGACGTGCGGGGTTGGTCGATGTCAACTGTACTCAGCGGGTGTCTGACCGTGAGATGTTGGGTTTACTTGCAGAAATACTTGGCCGCTGAGTTGTACATGACACGTGCCTGCGACTCGGTCCAGCTGTCTTTGAGTTCGGTAATGATGTCGCTCTCGGAGACACCAGCGTCACGCTTCTGACACGTCATCTTCCCAATCGTGATGACGGTGCTCTCCTTTACCGCGGTGTCAAGATCAGATTCCATGAGAGGTCCGATGTCCGACAGGAAGGCTTTCTCCTTGACGGTGTAAGAGTCGTGGTCGTTTTGCTGTGGCGAACACGACGTGATCGACATGACAATGCCGAAGAACGTCAGTAGAAGGATCAAGGTAATCGCGGCCTGGATCGTTTGGCGACGGGTGCTGTCATCCATACTCATGTGTTGCTCTCCTAAGTCCTAAGTGTACTCTCTGATCAAGACGGAGGGCGGCGAGGTTGTAGATTAGAGGTCTACTCTCGAGTAAAACTGCCCGACGTGGGAAGTGCCGAGAGCGTCATCAATGCACAAGTCCAGTGGCGACTGGATGACACAAAGACACGCTCTCGGCACTCGGTACGAAGGCATGACACCCCCTCTGAAAGGTGAGATACCCGTGGCAGATTGTATCGTGCGCACGCTTCACGGCGAGGGTCCAGAGTGACGGGGCCGTACGGGCAGGCCGCGCGGCTCTACTGGGATGCTGGCTGGCCGTCACCATTTCCGATCGTGGGTAAGTTCCCACCACCTTCCGGCTGGACCGGATATGATGGTGCGTGGCCAGATGAGACGCAAATCGATGAGTGGGAGCGCAGCCAGCACGCGCGCAACATCGCGCTACGTATGCCTGATGGTGTCATCGGTATCGACATCGACGCCTATGACGGACGCAACGGTCTTGAAAAGATCGAGTGGTATGAACTCAATCTTGACGAACCACTACCTCCCACCTGGACATCGACGTCACGTACCGATGGTAGCGGCTCAGGTATCAAGTTCTATCGTGTACCCGAAGGTCTTAACTGGAAGTCAAAACTTGAGAAAGACGCCAATGTCGAAATTGTACGTACGGGACATCGGTATGCAATGGTGTGGCCGTCCGTGCATCCTGATACGAATCAGGTGTATCACTGGAAAACACCAGATGGTGAAGTAACCACTGAGATTCCCGTCATTGGTGAATTCACAATGCTGGGGCCTAAGTGGATAGAAGTACTGCAAACCACCGCGCCTACTCCTGGGACTGAGTCTGGTGCTGATGGCACTAATCACGCAACTGATGACGAAGAAGTAAGTCATAACGGTGATGTCATTGATGTCGACTCGATCTACTCAGAAGGCTTGCCGATAGGCGATCAGCAAAACCAGCTCTTTGCTTACTTCTGCTCAATGCGAGCGCGTCGCTGGCGTCGTGTTGAGATGATTAACGCGGGTATGTTCGTTCTCCAGCGAATGGAAAACGACCCGAATAAAGCACCATGGACACCCGAGGGCATCGTCGACATCGTCGATCATGTTCGGCGGTTGTACCCGGCTGGCATGAGCTCGGGAATGCAAGGCCTAGGCCCGGGAGCACTTGCGTACGCTCAGCGACTCGCTGGCGGGCAAGGCGTCACTGAGATCAATGAGCTACCGCCACGTGAAGCACTCGCAACTGACATGGGCAATTCCATGCGGATGGTGCAACTCCTTGGTGATCGCATCAGGTACGCGGTGCGCGAGGATCAGTGGTACGTCTGGGATGATGTTCGTTGGTGTCCTGATGATACAAACCGTGTTATGGAGCTTACGAAGAATGTTGTCGATGCAATTCGTGGAGACGCGATCATTGCCGAAGGAGATGAGCGTACTCGTTGGCTCAACTGGGCACGAGACTCGGAAAGTCTGGCACGTCGTAAAGCAATGATCGCGGGCGCAGAGTCCGAGCCTAGCTTGGTTATCAACACGACTAATATGGATAGCAACCCAAACATCCTAGTGGTGCGCAACGGCACATTGGACCTGCTCACTGGTCAATTGCGCGAGTCCAGGAGGGAAGAGTTGTGTAGTCACCTAGCCGAGGTGGACTACGTCGAAGACGCACCATTCGAGCGTTGGCTGTCTCACGTTCACTTCGTTTGCAATGGTGATCCCATTCTCATGGCGTACCTACAGCGTGCTGCCGGGTATTCGCTCACCGGTAACGTAGGTGCACGAAGCTTCTTCTTCATGGAGGGCACCGGGTCGAATGGTAAGAACGCATTCGTTGAGCCACTCATGATGGTGATGGGAAGCTACGCCAAGACTGCCACCACCGCGCTGCTGACCGGTGGAGACGAGCAGCACCCGACGATTCTCGCGGACTTGCAAGGAGCACGTCTGGTCTTCATCGATGAGACACGGCAGGGTAAGGCGCTTAACGTCGAGCGGCTCAAAGCATTGACGGGAAGTAAGCGCGTCAAGGCCCGGAAGATGAACAAAAACTTCTACGAGTTTGATGCGCAGTTCAAGCTGTGGATCGCGGGGAATGGACAGCCTACGATTCGGGATCCCAGTGATGGTGTTTGGAACCGAATGCACCGGGTGGTCTGTCACGGAAAGATCGCGCCCGGTAAGGCGATTGCTGGCTATGGAGACTTGTTGTACAAGGAGGAGGCATCGGGCATCCTACGTTGGGCTTTGGAGGGATTGCAAGGTTATCGAGAACTTGGCGGACTGGGCATTCCGGACAGCATCAAGCAGGATGTACAGTCTTATCGTGATGAAGAGGATTACGTCGGGCAGTTCATCGAGGACGTGTTGATCAGGACTGGAAATAGTGGAGATGCGCTCTTTAATAAAGATCTTTATGCTGCGTACGAACGCTGGGCTGTGGAACACGGTTTGCGTGGTGTCGATAAGCTGAATGCTGCTGTTTTGGGTAAGGCGCTTGTTGGTCATGGCATTGAGCGTCCGAATGGCCCAATCTCCATCAATAAAGAGAAGGGTCGTGGTTATCGGGGGATTAAGTTCCGTGATGGAACTACGGCATGGCTGAACAGCTTGGGCTAGTCAATCACTGAGTTTTCGTAGGTTACAGCAGCGGTTACAGCAGCGGTTACAGCAGCGGTTACAGCAGGTTTTTGGTTACAGCAAGATGTCGGGTCGGTAACAGCAGGCCGAATGTAGGTAACAGCAGGATCGACACCTGCTGTTACCTACTAAATAGGTTCTTATGAATCTCTGAAGTCGGGTTTTAGGATAATTTTTATACTTCGTTACAGCAGTTACAGCAATTACAGCAAAAATGGTAGTTGACCGTATACGCTCGGTTGAGGGGGTAAGACTAACATGATTAGTACAAACGGACTACGCGATAGCTGCTCTACCGTCCGTATTGGTAGCTACCGGAAAATTGCTGTAACTGCTGTAACTGCTGTTACCTGGAGATCAACTAGGACAGTCGGGTAACAGCAAATTGTTGATCTCTAAAGAGCTGTTCAGTGGCAGTTCACGAGATAATGTCGAGATGCGATCGTATGATAAGGTTGAAGACATGAGCGAAGATTACTCACCTAAACATCCAGATGATCCACCAAGCGATGGCATCGATCGTTGTCGTTGGCTTGGGTGTTATGTCGCTGCAAATGGTGCTGGTGCTCCATTGTGTAATTTTCATAAAGATGCACCGGGAGCACAACTTATCATTGAAGCACTAGATGCTGGCGAGAGAATGTACGTCTTCGCTAAGACAGAAGACGAGATGCGTCAACTCGAGAATAAGACAAGATTGCGCAATGGCTAGGCGACGTCTTGCACGACGTCTCATGCTTAAATGCGCAAAGACTACGCGCTCGGGGCGTGAGTGCCGGCTGTCGGCAGGTGAAGACACACAGCATCTGGGGTTTGGGCCGTGTCGCATTCATGGTAAGGCGAAAGAGCATAGGGCGTGGGAAATGGCGATGGACGTAGCACGGGAACTGCACATCTCACCGTGGGAAGCACTGCTTAAGAGCGTTCGTTTGAGCGCCGGACGAGCGGAGTGGGTTGACGCGCAGCTACGTGAATCGGTGCAACGCAATGATGGTGAGATGACGAGTGGAGAAGTCGTTCACTGGTTGAAGGAAAGCCGGCTCGAGAGGACGATGCTGGCAAAGGTCGCGAAGGCAGCGATCGACGCGGGAGTCTCTGAGCGTTTGGTGAGGAACGTCGAGTTGGAGGGGCAGCTGGTGGCGGAAGTCATCGGGCGCGTGCTTGACAAGCTGGCACTGGACCCTGCGATGAGGGTGCTGGCGTTTGAGGAAGCCCACCGGCAGTTGCTAGTACTAGAGGCCCCGTCTGGTACCCCAGTAGAGGTGCAGGGCACCTGGAGTCCTCCGGGGGTAGTCGACAATGGGGAGGGTGACGGGTGGTCTCCGGGGAGGTCTGAGGGGGAGGATGACAAGGATGGCGATAGTGGGACTCATTGATGAAATCCCTGAGATGATTCGCAGCTACCATGAGAAGAACAGGGCGCGGCTCGCTCTCTCACTGGACATTCCGATGGAGGGGTTCAAGCGAACGCATGTCGTAAGCTATGAGTCGTTGAACGTCTCGTTGACGGATGAGCTGGTTCGAAGGTGTTATGATGAGGGGATGATTAGCGAGGATAGGGAACGGGTCCTCGTTATGGGAGGATGGATTCGAATAGTCGGAGGTGAGAGACGAGTAAGTGACGCACTAGGAGATAGACCAGTGCAGCGAGAGACCAAGGAGAGGCAAGGTGGAGGTGCGAAGCGCCAAGCGCCACTCACTGGACCTAGGCGAGCCGCTTTTACACGGAGAGGAAAGGACGACACGTGACTGAACCTAGGCTAGGCGAGTCTAGTTGGCGAGTCGTAGATCGTGTCCTAGTTGAGCACGCACGGCGAGCTGACGCTCTGCAAGAGCAGCTGACGGCACATGCCGAAATGCACGAGATTCTGAATCGTCGCATTAACACGCTCCACGAGTACCGTGAAGCACGAGATCGTGAAGATGCTACGCGAGATAAGCGCATTGAGAAGCTCGTCGAGCGACTGGACCGTGCCTACACGAAGATCCACAACATTGAGCGAAAGCTGAGGGAGACGTAAGTGACATGGCATGACACGCGCATCTGCGCACAGGAGAAGAAGTTTTCAGTGACGATGTGGTTCTGCATCGGACTTAGTATGGGACTCGTAGCACGAAGCATTAGTAGGCGAGTGCGGCGCGCCTGAGTGGCAATTGTCCTGCTGTTTGTTAAGAGAGTAGGAGAGGCAATGCAGATCCGTAAGATGACTGTTGACGAAATGAACGAGTTCCTGACACAACCGCTGGTCGCAGTGTTCGCAGTGAACGAGTCCTTTAAGGCTCCGCACCAGACGCCGGTATGGTTTCGGTATGACGCGAAGTCGGGATTGTTTTACGTTATGAGCAAGAGCGACTCCAAGAAGATGCGACTACTCAGGGAGCTTCGCTCACATGACTCGATCTCACTGTGCATTCAGGTCAGTGAGGGCGCCACTGCGAAATACGTGAACATGAGTGGTGATGTTTCTTTGGAGCCACTCATGCCGCACACAGTGGAGGAGTTCGCCATGAAGTACCTATCTCCTATTCACCGTGAGGCATACGTGGCCAGCACTCCCGAGGACACGCTTCTGATCATCGAGCCGACTAAGATTATCACTGGAGTGATTTGAGTGGATGACGTAGTTATGTTGGAGACACAAGCTGACTACCCCGTGCCATGGTGGTGTTGGGTGATTATGGCTGTGGTTGGTGTAGCTCTAGCGAGTTTGATCTCGCTACTGGCTTTCGTCGGACGGCCGCTGGAATGACAGAATTGCACTGGTCTATCGGAGACCACGATGAAGATGAAGAAGTCGTCACGCCATGTGGCTGGTGTCAGGAACCTGATGGTGACAACTGCCGGTGCTACGTTGAGCTTGATGAAGAGGAGTACGAACGATGAAGGTTGATCTGCTCGCGTTCACGGCCATCACGCCTACCGCACTCGAGGTTCTGGAGTATCAGCGAGGAACGGCAGCGGCCGACCACCTTGCGGAACTCGGGGGGCGCGAATGCTACCAATCTTTTCACCGGCCTAACTCGAAGACGGCCGAGAACAAAGACTACCTACGACACATCCTCGAGATCGATCACACGTCGATCATGGAACACAGCAGTGCGACGTTCCGTCTCACGGAGGTGAGTCGAAACCTGCTTGTGGAGCTGACTCGGCACAGGCACCTCTCGTTCTCGGTCCAGTCGCAACGTTACGTTGATGAGTCATACGGGCAGATGATCATCCCGCCCGACATCATGGGAAATGCGGCGCTCTCTGGACTTGTGGAGAAGATCGATCACTTCCACCAGGACGCGAAGATTCTTTACGATGAGATCGTCGACACGATGATGAAAGAGGGCTACAAGCGTAAGCAGGCGAGGCAGGCGGCCAGGGCCGTGCTCCCCGGTGGACACGAGACACGCATCATCGTCACGGGAAACATCAGGGCGTGGCGACACGTGATCCACATGCGCTTTAGCGAGCACGCTGACGTGGAGATTCGCGAGATGGCCGGAAAGATTCTTGCGCACTTGCGCGTCATCGCGCCGAACCAGATGCAGGACATCAGCAGCGATCCTCGTCAGTGAAAAGACCTGATAGGATCAGGCAATGAACGCTCCGTGGTGGATCTTTCCGTTGATTTTCGTAGTGTCATATCTTGTGTGCTACCTCATCATTCGATGGGTAGGCAAGCGACGATGAGGGGACAAGAAGATGCACTGGATCACTGCATTGGTCATCGGCATCGCAGTGGGCGTACTTGCTATGCTCGCGTACATATGGTGGGAGTTTAAGGACATGTGGCGATGAAGGCCATCACGTTTGACGTGAAATACTGGCTCGGGCTTCAGGGTAATAAGCCGATGCGCGTCGCCACGGTTCACGGTGCGAGGTTCATCGAAACGGTGAAGGATTTGCTCTCGGATCCCACGATCCAGGGCGTTCAGATCACCATCGAGAAGGAGCACGGGAGGGAGTACATCTGATGACACGGAAAGAGTTCTTGCGGCAGGCCACGATCCTGTACATCGATGGGGTGACGGACATCCTGGGACTGATGGTCCTACGAAGGTTACGATATAGGCTCGCCTTTGGCACATGGTGTAAGCACCACTCGTGGACGCCGTGGGAGAAGTTTGGCGACCACTGGAAGAAGATTCGGCAGTGTGAAGGTTGCTGCATTAGGGAGACGAAGTAGTGGGCTGGTGTAGTGGAACACAGGTGTTTGATGCGGCGATGGAGATCATCGAGAAGGTGGTGAAGGAGTTCTCCGGTCCAGCGGCTGGAGAGCAGAGCATCACCGATTACGTCGACGATCTCATCCGCGATGACGTGAGAAAGTTTGCGCAGTTCTTGCGTGATCAGGATTGGGATTGCACGAGTGAGTCCGAGTACTACGAGCGCTTCGCCCAAGAGATCGAGGGGTGGACGGACGACGAGTACTACGACTACCTGAAGGAATCGCTTCGCGAGGAGTACAGCGGTGTGAAGTACGAGAAGTTCCTCGCGTTTAAGGCGAAGATCGGCAGGACTGGTGAGATCACACCTCACGCGTAATGGTGCGACGGTCTCACTAGACCCTGCGGACTACATCCTACAGGGGCACAAGGAACGGACGATCCTGCTCATTGAGCGAGTGGTGGAGTACGCCGAGAACGCGGACGAGCCATTCACACGCACGCAGTGCTGGCGCGTGTGTTACGGGCACTACAGCGCGGTGAGTCAGACGCTACTCTCGCTGATCAGGGCAGGACTCGTCGTCATCATTGACCCGAAGCGCAGCCCGCAGTACCTCATTAGCGTGGATAAGTTGAAGGAGTATGATGGAAGAAGTAGACGAAGTAGATGAAGTGGAAGAAGTAGATACGCCTAAGCGCTCGCGCACGCTGACGTGGATGCTGAGCGTACTGGTAACGTTCCTCGCGGTCGATGTCGTCTTGATGATCGTGTACATCACGAAGGAAGTGGGTGCACGGTGATGTGGCCCTACTGGCTCGCCGGATACGTGGTTCTCGCTATCATTCTCGACCGTGTTGGCACGTACGCATTCTTCCGGTTGCTTGCTAAGAGGCGCCGAAAGTGTGGAGATGATGCCACGTTAACGTTGAGTGTACGCGCGGTGCACCTTCACGCGCGCACACGCGATGGACAAACCATCGACATGACGTCGGGTTGGTGGTAGTGCGTCGGCAAACGCAATGATGAGACTTATGATACAGTTAGTCTTGCACTACCCGTAGGAACCTAGGAGAGCACGATGCAGCAGTTGTGGTCATGGGGTCTCATGGTTGTCGGAGTCACCGGCTTATTTCTCGCCGGGCGAGGCGGTTGGCTTGGGTGGGCGATCGGCATCTTCGCCCAGCTCCTCTGGTTCGCGTACGCGCTGGTGACGAAGCAGTACGGCTTCATCGTCTCGGCGATCGCGTACGGCGCGGTGAACGTGGTCAACCTTCGTAAAGCGATCGTGAAGCAACGCGAGGCTGACACGCGGGAGTAGTCGACAGGAGAGTGGGAGGGACGAAAGTTCCTCCCACTTTCTCATTTACATTAATATGAACGCGTGATACTGTAGTCTTACAGGCAAAACGGCGAGACACAGGAGAGAACGATGACTCACGTTAACTACGTCGCGCAGATCGTCCAGACCGCGCAGGTTCCCGGCACTCAGGTGATTATCACCATCAGCGAGATGATCAACGGTCACTGGAACGTCATGACCACTCGCCAAGCTGGCATTTTCGAGAACGCACGCAACATCGACTTTCGCTCGAACGAGGAGGACAATGCACGCGCGTGCGCGAATAGCCTGTGGATGACGGCGGTCGCGAAGCGCGACGCACTTGTCTAACTTACAGGTGATGCTGGCAGCCACCTGGGTTCGAGGCCCGGGGTCACACTTTTTCGCACAGCTTAGGAGAGCATCATGATGAACGTCATTGGCCTGATCATCCTCTTCACGGTTCTCGCACTCTCGCTCTGGCTCTTCCTCTTCTCACGCGGTGATGGTCTCGCGGGCCGGATTATCGACTGGTTCGGCTCGCTATTCGGCTGCTGACACGCACGCATCGTGGGAGATTCCTCTTGGGATCTCCCACTTTGTCGTTTGCATAAGTCTTGGCACCTAGTAAAATTGTCTTACAAGCACAGCAACGCACAACGCGGGAGACGAAATGATCACGAGCAGCATCGCCCGTCACGACATCACGCTCATGGGTTCGCTCATCGGCGAGGGCTTCGGCATCGAGAACGCCGAGGACCGAGCGCGTGATCTCTCACTGAGCGCCTTCACGGGTCGCCTCATCAGGGTGATGGACGAGTCCGGGCTTGACGTGATCGCCGAGTTCCGCAACGGCGAGAAGCTCGCTGCATAAATCACGCGTGGCAGTTTACATAGTCACACGCGTGTGATACGATTAGTTTACGCACGACAACTACATAGCCTTAGGAGCCTCACATGAAGGAGAACACTTCCATCACGGTCCCCGGAACGACCGTGAAGATTGAGATCATGAAGACGATGGAGGGCGGGTGGAAGGTCACTCGCACCGCGCAGCTTGGCATCGCACGGCGGGTTGATGTCACGTTTCCCGCTGACTCACGAGAAGCAGCGAAGGTGTTTGCCGACATCTGCTGGACCAACGCGGTGGACGCTCGTAACGAACAGATCGCACGCGCGGACGCGGACGCGTACGCTGGCTTTCACCGCGCGCAGGCGCGCAACTCGTTTATCATCGAAGTACGCTTCGATGATTAATCATGTTGCTTGTTTACATGAGTGTGGTGATGTGATAGATTTGTCTTAATAGGAAAGCATTACTCTGAAGGAGAGCATCATGAGTATCGTGGACATCCCACTCATGGACGTTAGCTGGAACCGTGGAGTGTACGTGGACGGCGCTCCCTCCACGTGGGGCACCACGCCGGTTGTTACGATGGCTCACCAGCTGCTCGCTGACCTCCGGGGTGCGATTCGCCACGGTGTGATTTCGGCGGATGTGGACATCACGATCGCGACGCACGTCGTCGACGGCATGAACATGGTGATCGTGCGGATCAAGTCGGACAACGAGTTGCTCGGAATGCACCAGTTCCGCAAGATGCTCGGCGACTTTGTGCGTGAGCTGATGACGAGGCGCGCGACGCAGCATCACTTTACGGGAATTCTCAACTACTACGGTCTCGTCGCCCTCGTGAAGAGTGATGACACCGTCGTTGAGAGCTTTAACCACTTCATGTGATTGCTTGTTTACACGATCACATAAGCGTGATAGATTTATCTTAGCACGCCGACTACCTCAAAATCTAGGAGAGCATGATGCTGACGATCGCCGAGACCCTCGAACTCGCCGCCGGTGAATCTTACGTCCGCATCACGTTCAAGAATGGCCGAGTTGCGATCGGCTCGGTTCGGCTCTGCAACTACCGTTTCGTCGAGGGTAAGGGTTGGGGCTACCAGGGCGGGTGGAGTGACATCGTGCTGACGCGTAAGTCGGGTAGCTCCGCGCGGATGCCGCTCACGGTGATGGCCAGCGTTGAGCTCGTTTGATTTCGTTCATCATCGAAGTACGCTTTGACTAGGAGAGCACCATGATTTACATCGTCACGTTCGCCGACGAGCACGGCGAGAGCAAGACGTTGACCGCCAACACCGACATCCCGTTCGACGAGCACGAGGGTCGCATCGATGAGATCATCGTCGCGGCACAGTCGACTGACCCGAGCGTCGACTGGAACTCTGCGTCTCTTTCGTGGGAACCGATCATCATCGAACGCGACGGCATCGTCATCTGGGAGTGACGAGAACTTCTCCACATTGCTTGTTTACACGAGCACAGGATCCTGCTAGATTTATCATATCACCACGAACCACCCCGGATCTTAGGAGAACACGATGACGATCGCCACCACGACCCGCTTCACCCCCAAGAAGACCGGCGCTGGCGACTTCATCTGGGTGGGCATCGACAGCAAGTCCTACGCGCTGATCGGGATGGGCACCACGAGCCGGGTCCAGGTCGACAGCCGCCGCGAGATGAAGGTCTCGAAGAGCGCGTCCGGTAAGGGCTGGGACTTGATCATCGACGGCGAGGTGCTCGACACGTACCGCCTGAAGGTCGACGCCCAGTGGGACGGCATCGAGTACATCACCGCGCCCTGATCTTCACCACATCGTTTCACATCACGCGCAATCGATCTTAGGAGAGCACGATGAGCAAGAGCACGTACATCGTTCAGGTCTACGTCAACAAGCGTTACATCACCGTCGCGTCGGGCATGCACAGCATCTCCACCGCGTTCGACAAGTTCACCGCGTTCAACCGTACGGGTGACCTCATGAGCGTCTCCACCGGACGTTCCATCGACTCGTTCGCGGACCGCCCGACGCGCCTCGTCTCCATCCCGTCCGACACCGGTAAGACGATCGTCCTACGCAAGGGCCGCACCGCGGCGGAGAAGATCGCCGCGTAGCTCGCTTGGCAGCCCGTGCGTGCGCTCGCAGATCGGCGCACGGGCACTCATATTGCTTCGACTGTTAGGACGAATCATCATGGGTATCGCAGAAGACAAAGCGGCAGAGGCCAAGAAGGCCGAAGATGCGGAACGCGCTGAGACGGAGGCTAGGATCAAGAAGTTACGTGATGAAGCAGAGCAGAAGCTTGACCAGGACTGGAACAAAGACTGACGAAATATTTACACTTCGTGCGTGATGTGATAGATTTATCTTAACACCACGAAGGCCCCAGGAATCAAGGAGAGCACGATGTACGAGTACAAGGTCACGTTCAAGCGTGGGGCTGCATCCGACACGTTCATTGTCGACTCGCACATCAACCCGGCGTCCCTCATCCTCGACGTCCACGCCGGCTACTCGTATGGTGACTACGAGTACGTGCAGGAGTGCTTGACCGTGCTTCAGAGTCTTGCACGACGTCGCTATGACTTTAGCCCACGGCAGGCGTTCATGCACGTCACGCTGCCCGATGGCACGGTCGTCGAGCCGACCTGATCATCACCCAGGACGAAACCCACGGCCGTGAGGTAGCGGGTCCGCCGGTGAAGCCGGTGCTGATGAGTCCGATATGAGGAGAGTGCGATGCTCCACAAGAACGTGATGAAGATGTCTGGCGGCAAGGAAGACGCGGGCACGGCCGACGCGCGCAAGGAGCTGGAGAAGGAGATCGAGAAGCTCGAGAAGCAGCAGGGCCAGTAGGACGAAACGCGCACGCTGGGAAGCGTCCGCGTCCACGGGTAGGGCCCGTGCTGACGAGTCCAGAGGGAGAAGCATGAAAGAGGCAATTCGTCACCTGCTCGCGGCAGCGATGGAGCTGTCGCCGACGGGAACCGAGCAGGCCGCATTCAGCGCGATCGCCAATCAGGATCGCCGCCCGGATGACGTCATCGTGATGGATCTCGCAAGCGGGATTCTCACGGGCGTCTCGCACGGCGCCTGGCCGAAGGTGGGCGACTGATGAATGAAGCAGTACGACTACTACTCGACGCCGCGATGTATGTCGCACCAACGAGTGTCGAGCAGGCGGGGTTCAGCGATCTCGTCAACCGAATGCGGGGTGGCGGCTGCTCGCAGGACTCCATCGTCATCGAGTTGACGAGTGCCATCTTCGCGGGAGTCTCGCGCGGTGCTTGGCCCACGAGAGACGATAAGTCGATGCCGAAGGAGTCGGCACTCGAGGTGCTACACATGGCGGCGACGCTGGCCCCCGACGAGACCGCCCGTGCGGGTTTCACCGAGATCATGCGCAAGATGGAGCAGGACAAGAAGTCCTACGCTGACATCTCGCTCATGCTCATCACGACGGTGAGTGACGGCCTGCGCACAGGCAACTGGCCGAGGGTGGAGGCGAAGGGCAATGGTCGACCAACCCGCGCCTAAGGAAGCGCCGCGTGTCGCAACGAACCTACTCCTGCGCGCAGCGCTGCTACTCGCACCCGACCAGGCATCGCGCGACTACCTCACGGGTATTGTCACGGCCGGTAGGAAGCTCGCCAAGAAGGTGTCTGAGGCCGATGAGGAGAGCATCATTCGGTCTCTCGTCGTTGCACTGGACCAGGGAGTTACGCATGGAGCGTGGCAGCGAGACTGAGCTTAGCTTGACGTTGGCGACTGAACTTAGGGAAGTCGCCGGACACATCAAAGCTAACAGCGTTGCGTGGGGTCGCGTTACGTCGCAAGAAGCTGAGCACATCGACTGGGAAGCTGCACTCTTGCGTTCTTGGCACAAGAGAGGCATAGCATAGGACGAAACCCCGTCGGGAGACGGTGGTCCGTGGTTCTTGACCACGCTGACGAGTCCAGTGAGGGACACACACACATGACTATCATACATTATCACTTATGTCGGGAGATGCGATGAGTGAACGCACAGTGATGCAACTTGCCGCGCTGCTCACATCCGCGGCAAACCGAGGAAGTCACAACTTTCTCTTGCCTCAAGAACTCTCCGCACTGCGTGAGGCTGCCGACCTGCTCACGCGAATGGCCGAGCTGACGGCGAGCGCTAACCGTGCTCGTCTCACGTCGGCACGGATGTCGAGTCGCGACCAGTTGCTCCTCTGGACCGGCGACGACAGCATGCGACAGAACGTCGCTGCGTACGCCGAGCAGACCGTCTGTAGTCTTCACTCGGACGTCGAGCGGGGGTCCGAACAGTTCTACTCCTTGGTGTTGGCGGAGGCACTTAGAAGGTGACTGGCGTCGTTGTACACGATCACGCTAGCCTGATACTGTAGTCTTACCAACACAGCAGCATGTGAATGAAGGAGAGCACCATACACGCACTCACCCTGGACGTCTGCTTCGGGTCGGACGAAGAGGTCACCGACGTGGTCGACGCGCTGGTGCACGAGACCGACGTGACGGCCGACTTCACCGGCGTTCACGTGGCCGGTGGCTGGCCTGAGATCAAGTTCTCCGGCACGCAGGAGGACCTGATCGTCGTGGCCAACCGCTACGCCGCTGACTCGGGCGACACGAACGAGATCATCTCTCGCATCGTGTGATCGTGGTTTACACCGGCGTTAAGACCTGTTAGATTAGTCTTAGCGTCGGTGCATGGCGCAGGACACAAGGAGAGTAAGATGAACCAGCGCAAGTACGTGGTGTACGTCCACACAGGCAAGTTCACCGAGGCCACCGAGCTGTTCCTCTTCGCCGATAGCGAGCAAGACGCGATCGATGAGGTCAGCCGCATGGTGCAGATGCTTGGCGGCGACATGTCGAACGCAATCAAGGTGACTGCCGCGCTCGACGACTAGGACGAAACTGCATCATCGGGAGATGACGTGGTCCGTGCGTAATGCGCACGCTGATGAGTCCGATAGGAGAGCACGTGTATTACGTCTTTGAACGCAATGACGGGTACGTCGGTTGCATTAGCTCGAGCGAGAAGCTCGCGCATGGGCAGGCGCCCGAGCGACTTCGCGGATGGACACCGTCGGGTTGTGAGCGTGTTTCATTCACTATCCTACTTCAGACTGACGACTGGGATGAGGCAAGCACGTTCATCGACGAGAAGCGTGGTGTCGGTGATCTTGCGGCCGCGCTTTGCTCAACTCGTGTGCCGCCGGCTGACCCCATTGAGGTGAGGCGTCGCACGATCGACGAGATCGCTACACGACTCGCCGCGGTCGAGCGTGAGCTGATTCGACTCGATGCCGAGATCTCGGAGTGCCACGGGTACGCGAGTCCGGCGCAGCTGATGATTGAGCTGGCCGGTGAGTGCGTGAAGAAGGCCATGCGAGCGAATGGAAAGGCGAAGTCATGAGTGAATTTGACAGGCTGATCGGACTGCACGCCGAGAGGTTGCAGCGAGTTTACGACGAGCGAACCGCGGGTGAATTCACGTTCACGAGCATTCTTGCTGAGTTCATGGTTGCCTACGAGAGTGCGAAGCTCGTCGAGACGATTGAGCGCATCAAGGCGACCGAGAAGGAACATCCGATCAAGCACACTGGTGTTAACTTCATCGTCCAGATGCAGAACACGGACACAGCTGCGCTTGACGCACGTGCTAAGACTCTGACGGATCTCGGCATTGAGGCGCACCAGTGACGAGAGCAGTTTTCGCTCTCGCTACGCTCCTCGCGTTGACCGCCTGCGATCGCCCGCAGCAGACCCCAGAGCACCCACCGACGGTCCGGCTTGACACGAACTGTCGACCTACTGGTTGCATTGTTCACAGATTCTAGAGGAGTATCATGTTCACGTTTCGTTATGGTGTCGCGTTCCGCAAGGACACCGACCCGGCGTTCGAGACGCACGTGTCGATCGATCACCCGGCAAATCCGGCCGAGATCAACGATCACGCCGACGTGATCGCTGATTACGCACGCGCGTACGTCGCCGCGAACTACCCGGAAGTTGAGCTTGACGGGTACTCGCCATATTGCATCATGCACAACAAGACGACGATCAAGAAGTTCTGAGGGAATAGCGCGATGAACATTCCGCCGTACACGCTCACGTTCGAGAACGACTACGACAGCATCTTCACTCTGGTGATGAAGGTTGATTTACCGAAGATGCCGTGGGAGATCGACGATAAGTACGATGCGCTCACTGAGCACGCGTACGATCGCGCCGCTGATACGTCCGTGGTACTGGGTGACTACACGCTTAGGTCAATCTCCTATGGTGGGATGGAGATCGCCTCGTTTGATTAGCATGATCAAGTAGTTTACATTGATCACGTTATCCTAGTACTGTAATCCTAGCACGCTGAACCACCCGGAACCTAGGAGAGCATGATGGCTGACTACATCGTTCACTTCAAGCACGACGAGAGCAGTGATGTTAAGATGCAGGTGCGGGTGCCGTACGATGTTGACCCCGCCGTCGCGGCCGATGACTACGAGATCATCGTGGAGCTGGCATACGGCATCATGCGTGAAAAGTCGACAGCCATCGACATCAACGTCCTCGGTCTCGAAGTGCGTGACTTCGACGCGATCAAGATCATGCACAACGACGACTTGATTATGGACTTCGCGTAAGCACAACAACGGGAGTAAGTTAATGGTTCTCGCACAGGTGATGTTCGAGTTCGGTGGCGAGCAGAAGGGTGGCATTATTATCTTGCTGCTTGTCGGTCTGCTGCTCTTCGTTTTGCTGGGAAAGAAGCGGTGATGGGAGGGTCGTTGCACTCCACTATTTAGTGCGGTAGAGTATTCATACCGACCCGAACACAGGAACACAGGAGAGCACGATGAGTGACTTCGAGTACTCGTACACGCTGATCTTTCGGCACGACAACCACCCCAGCGTCAAGATCACGATCGACGTCGAGTCGGATGACAGTCCCGAGTACCTGCGTGAGCACCCGCTCGCTCTCGATCTGCTGGAGGCGGCGGACGACTTCATCGAAAGTGCCGAACTGAGCATGTACGACTACACGCTCGTTGCGGTCATGCGGGACAGTGAAACGGTGCTTCGTTACGATGATGGATCTGTGGACTTGACGAACACGGTTAAGAACGATGAGGACCGCGACAATCGCTAAGCGTGATTGCCTATTTGCATTGATCACGCTTCTTGGTACTGTAGTCTTAACACGCTGAACCACCGAATTCTAGGAGAGCATCGTGAACGACATTCGTCCCCGCACTCCGATCAACACGCTCACGATCCCCACCTTCGAGCACTTCATTCTTGAGTCCGACGGGACGGAAGACGCGTTTCGTATCTTCGCCGCAGACGGCTTCACACTTCTGGGAATGGTGGAGCGGCTCCCGAAGTACCGTGGCAAGATCTCTCGTCAGTGGAATGTGAGTGGGTTTTCCAAGTACGGTACGTTCGTCTTCAACTTCGAGCAGGTCGAGCAGATCGTCAACAAGTGGCTTGCTGACAATCGAGTCCTGTGAGACGTCTGTCCTCGCTGGACAACTGACACGTGGTATGATACCCGTAATCACAGGTCGAAACGCCTGGGAAGGCGTCGCCGGGAAAGAGACCGGCCCGAAGAGACCCATTTCAACGACAAGTGAGGTATGTATTATGAAGCGAGGTCTCATCATTCTCGCGATCATCGTGGGTACGTTCACGATCATCGAGCTGATCATCCCGGGGCACTTGACCGCGTTCACCACCTACCTGTCCACCATCGGCAATCTGTTCACCGCCAAGTACGGTGAGCCGAGCCTTCCCACGTCCTAGCACCTCCCCCGAGCGGCCCTGTCCGAAGTAGCTGCAACTACTTTGGCCGGGGCCTTAGGTGGTTGAGAGGAGGTCTCAGATGCCCGCTCAGGGGAGACTGAAGCCCTTTTGGAGATGGTTGGCAGTTCGACTAGCCGCTCTGGAGGTCCAGCGAATCAAGATCGACCTCGGCTTTGACGCAATCATGTGGGACGCCGAGATTCCACCTAAGATTCTCGTTGACGCACAGGAACAGTGGAAGGTGGTGTTAGCAGGTGGCCGGATTGACGAACCGTGAACTCATTGCGCAGCTGAGTGAACTTGATCCCAACGCTGAGGTCGTAATCCATAGTGGGTGCGGTGTCACTAGTGCTGAGTTCTCCACTCCGTCAGAGTGGAATCCCGACACGAAGAATTACGAGCTACGCTCGCAGGCGCAGATCACGCTTGAGAACGACTGCTACTGTGGATACGGTGGTTAAGCGATGGTCTGTCCTGATCGTGAACGCAGAAATTCATTAAGTGACGATGAGTTTTGGAAGGAGGTGTTTGGAATCCCGCTTGATATTGAGGGTCCACTGACTGAGTCTGAAGCTGAGGCAATTGAGAACGATTGGTACATGGTGAAGCCGTGCGTTCAGTGCGGTGCCACTGGACCCTGCGCATACGACGCCGAGGGACGTCCCCTCATCCACGCTGATTCACAGGAAATAGGAGAGTAAGATGAGATACCACAGGCGTAGTCCTGGCTTAAGTGTTGGGCAAGCTGTAGTCGGTGTTGGCTGTGGTGGTGTGCTCTTGCTTACCATCGGTCTGCTCGTTGCCGCGGCAGTCGGTGCTGATGACGCTGATGCCGTTGCGGTATGCACCAGCTCGGACGGCTTCACACGCGTTGACGACTCGCAGTGTGGAGACTTTGGCGATGATGGTGGTGTCATCTTCCCCGGCGGATAGCACTACATGATCTTTGACACGCGCACTTACCGTGGTGACATTCCCGCGGTGGGGCAGAAGATGCCAGTGGGGAATCCCGCCGGCTACGTTCGCACGTACAACACGTTCAGCACGGGTAGGTCCGTCATCACGAAACCACCGTCCACGGGCGGTAAGACGAGCACCATCACGCGTGGCGGATTCGGTGTGAAAGTTGGCACGAGCGCAGGAACGAGTGGAGGATCATGACCGACGACTTTGAAGTTGAGCTTGGCGACAACATGAAGTGGCGTGAACAGCCTCCTGCCCGCGAATTCACGAGTGAACAAGAAGAGACCGACGCGATCGACGATCTCTTCGCGACGCTCATTCCCGATGATTATGTCCTGCCGCCGCGTGAGTGCTGTGGTGCTGAGGACGACGCGAGCATTGATATCGCAGTTGATTGCGAGAAGGGCAACTGCACCTGGCTGTACTGCCGCTGCGGGCGGTCGACGCAGTCTGGATATGGCGTCTATGGATGCACCTGCGCGGAGAACACGGGTGGGCACTGGCGAGTGTTTGAGCGGAAGATGATTTCCGTCAAGAAGGTTGCACTGTCAACCAACAAGAAGCGAGCGAGGCAGGGGCATGGCTGACGAAAAGCACGTACGCACGAATTACTTCGAGCAGGCAAATGCCGCGGTTCCTCTCTTCACTGAGATGTGTAAGCGAGCTAAGCTCGCCGATCACAACGGCTATCTCACGCTTGAGCTGGAGACCGACGACTCGCCCGAGGGTAAGCTCATCTGCTTCGCTGAAGCGGGCGATAGCATGTACGAGCTGCTTGAGAAGACGGCCATCGAGTGGGGTGAAGGCTGATGGAACTCGACGACACCGGTGTTCCCACGTGGTTCAAGATTCTCGAGAAGTTCGAGTTCAACTTCAATCCATATGACGATCCCGGCACGCTTGAGATGCGTGTGACTGATGCTAACGGGAAAGATAGTACGTTCGTCGTCTATGCCAGCGCTGGTGATAACCTCGCCGATCTCATGCGCGCGGCATGGATGGAAGAGAACCCCGTCATTCTCAAGAAGAGGTTGAGTGATGGTACGTAAGTTGACGAGCGTTGAGCGTGACGGACTTTACGCACCTGCCGCGCAACCACAGGGTTGGCGTGCGTTGCGTAACCCAAAGCCAGCGACACCGGCCGATGAGCTGACCCTCATCGAGACCGTCATTCTTCGTCGTGTCGCCGCAGGCGAGAAGACGGGTGAGATAGGCGCAACGCTTAGCATGTCGAGGCAGTCGGTCTATACGCACATTGCACGTGCGATGACGCGATTCGGTGCTGAGACGCGTGAGGAACTCCTGGACCTTCCCCGCGTGCAGGAATTGCTGCGAGGTGATGATGCCCAGGGTACCTGAGGATCAGTCACGCTTCAATCCTGACATTGGCGACCGAGGCATTTCACGCGCGAATTACACAAACTCCATATTTCGTGTGCGTGCTGGTAAGTCTCACGAACTGACATGGAAGGAGAAGATTTACTTACGACGCATGCGCCGTGGGCAATCACAAGCAGACATCGCCCGTGCGCTTGAGATTGCACCTGGGAGTATCTCAGGTGCGCTTAGCGCGGCAGCGAAGCGCTTCGACGTTACACTCATTTCTGAACTCCTCGCGCTCGACGAGGTCCAGAGGCAACTCGATGCGGAGGACTGATGAAGGATTTCAGGACACCAGCGTGGGAAAGCATCTACGCAGAAGAAAGTCGTAGCGCACGCTGGCGACGAAAAGATGAGACCACGTGCACGATCACGTTCAAGTGTCTCATCTGCTTTGATCACGGCATCACAGATCGCATGCAACACGACATCGAGCGAAGGCATAACTCGATGCGTAAGGGACAACTTCATCGTGATCCGCTAGGCGTGATGCTCGAGATTGTTGACTGTTTGTGGGGTGATGTGGTAAAGTCTTCACTACCAACCCGTGAAGATTCATAGGAGAACACGTCATGAGCCGCCATCGTTCGCACGTCGTCAAGCCACTTCGCCTCAGCAGCGTCGTCAACGCCATCGTCGCATCCGCGCTCGCCGGTGTCACGCTTGGCGTCATCAAGCCGCTGGGTCCGCTCTTCGCTTACATGATGGGGATGTGACATGAAGACGACGTGGGAATCTGGCCTCGAGCAGGGCAAGCCGTTTTACGCGATGTCCAACGCCGAGTTGAAGACGGCCTGTCACGAGCGCATGTTGCGGACGGTAGGAGACCGTGCGACGGTGGTTGCGCGACTGGACCGTCACGTCGCACGCGGTGGTGGAGTTATCCCGGGGAGGGTAACATGAGTTTTACGCAGTTGATTTTCATGGAGTGGCTTCGCGCGCAGGAGAACGTTAACGATGAGCTCGTCGATGCGATCTTGAATTACGAATCGGAGGGAGACAGCGAATTCGGCTGTGTCCATTCTGCTGAAGAGATCGAGCAGGGCTTGTGTCGTACCGTTAAGCCACACGACATTCGCGCACTGCAGATCATCGCAGTGCAGGCAGGATGGCCGAAGGAATGGAAGTTTTCTCGTTTGACGTGACGGTCTCCACACACGACAACCTGAAGCGTGGCATCACCGCGATGGGGTTACCACCGTACGATCATCACCGGGTCGTAGTTGCAGCTGATGACCACACCGAAGCATTCTACACCGCGTTCGCAATGCTGTACGTCCGTGGCTACTACGTCACGGGCGTGTACGATAGGATCTAGGAAAGAAGGATAATGACCTACACGAGTAATGCTCCCGAACCGACGACGCACTACGTCGCTCGCATCGTCATCGAGCGTGTTGACCACAGGCAGGTGGAGACACGCAACGGAATCGGTGTTGGGAAGATCATGGAGCCGAAGCGCACCGTCACCGAGCTGGCGACGCTGACGCTCAAGTCCGACGAGCTTAACACGCTTGTCACAAAGGTGGGCATGCACCTCGAACTCGTCGAAGAGATCGAGGCCGTCGACCCGGTGCGGCCGAAGGGCGTGAGGTCCAGTGGGTCGTAGTGGTTGGGTTGAGATGGAGCCCGTCGTCGCACGAGAGTTCGACCAAGTGATGATGTGCCATCCCAATCCGGACGTTGTGTGTCTGGAAGGTGGATGCATTCACTGTGTCGATAGCGACACGTGGTGGACCACTGAAGCACTTGAGGTGTACGCGTTCCAGTGCGATCAGAAGCACTGGCTCGCGTACCTATACGGTCGTCAGCACTACTGGTGGAATCAGCGTAAGAAGATGGGTGACGCCGGCGAGCCGTTCTTCGGGGTGGGTTAATCCACTCGATGTTAACAGCCTATTGCTGTGTTATTGTTGGCCTGGAGGTAACGTACTCCAGTGAGGAGATTCACCGTGCTTGAGGGCAAGGTGACCGACTACGGCGATCTTCTCCACGTCGAAAGATGGATCGTCAAGGGTCGCCGGCTGCGATTCACGTGGCACATTGGCCCGGTGGAGCGTACCACCGCGGCGGATCGTCAGCCGGGCACGTCAACTCCGGACAACGCACAGCGAAGGGCAGACATCGTTATGGATCTCAAGGCTGACCAGAAGGTCGCGCTCACCGGGCAGTGGCGTGACGAGATGCAGAACCCCGTTCCCGCACCCGCTGGCGCGTCGGTCGTGTTCACCGTTGACAACGGTACGGTCATCAACCTCGTCGACAACGCTGATGGCACCGCCCTGGCGACCGCCGTCGGCGTCCTCGGCACCGCGAACGTGCACGCGGTCGCGAACGCACCGGGCCTCCCGGAGGCGACCGGTGATCTCCAGATCGTCGTTGTCGCGGGTGACGCCCAGCGCTTCGACATCGTCCCGGGCGTGCCGGAAGAAGCCACCCCGGACGTGTAGTGCTGATGGAGTAGAGTTGAGGCGGGCCGATCACTTAGCGGTCCGCCTCACTTGTGCTTGAAAGATTTTGTTTACACAGGTCCCATCGCCTGTTAGGATAAGACTATGAACGTGACCACGACCGCCCCGATCACGGCCCCCGCGCCAATCCCGTGCCTCGAGTGCGGGCGGATGCTTCGCTCCGTCAAGTCCATCAAGCGCGGTCGCGGCGCGGCCTGCCAGACGAAGGTCAACAAGGCAGCTAAGACTGTCGACCTGAGCGATTTCAAGCCGGCACAGGTCCAGTCGGCACTGGACCTGATCGAGGACGCGGCGATCGTCAAGGTTCGCCCGAACGTGTTCCGTTCGGTTTCGACCGATGGCATGTCCGAATACCTCACGCACCCGGCGGCGTGTAACTGCCCTGCTGGACTCAAGGCCCGTAACTGCTATCACCGCGCCGCGGTCATCATCCTGCTCGCGGCCTAAGAAGTAAGGGAATCTCATGTCTCACCTGAAGTGCATGCACGAGCGTCGAGTGGTTGTCGTTCGTGACCGGGAAGAGAACGCCGTCATTCGACACCGGAGTGACGGCGGCAAGTGCGACTCGCGATACGTCGCCATCGATAAGGTGGTGTATGATCCCACCACGCACGGCGCCGCAGTCACTGCGGGCACGTCGCAGGATGTGGTGTTCGGGCCGCTTGGTCCGGTGATCACCGTCGGCACGTTCGCCGAAGCGGAAGAGCGGCAGGCGAAGCCGGTTCGCCGGGTGAAGAAGCACAAGCGATGAGCGGCGCTTTCGTACTTGCGCAGGGACAGCAGCATACCGAACTCAACGGTGTCGGTTCGTTCGTCATCGTGCTTGCCGCACTTCTCGTGGTCGCAGCACTCTTTGGCAGGAAGAAGTAATATACGTGTTGATGTACATTGTGCTGTTACAGAGTCCGGCGACTCCCGCCGAATACGACCCGAGTGCTGTACGCACTGCAGTTATTGTGATGGTGGTGTTGTCGCTATTGCTCTTTCTCTTTGGCGGAAAGAAGCGCAAATGAACATTGCGCAGGACATGAACACCGTCATTGAGACGAGCCAGCACTCACCCGCGACTGACGCACTTGGCGTTGTGTTGATGATCGTTGTTACCCTCATGGTCTTCAGCTCTTCAACAAGGATGGGTGGAAATGAACGATCAAGACATGTACAATCTCTCCACACCGACTCACCCAGACCACCTCGCTGACATCACCGCGGGACAGCGATCGCCGGTACGTACTCATACAGAGGTAGACCCCGGATACATTCCTACCCAGGCAGAGCGCGACGCGAACGACGCACTCTACGCTGCGACGTTCACCGAAGAACAGCTGTCGGTCACGAAGCCACTCACTACGTCAGCGAACTTCACTGATGCGCTCGCCGGGAGTGAGGCATTTCACCAGGCTCTCACCGCAAAGCTGACGGAGCGTCAGGCGCCGGTACGTCCGGAGTACATCGCCGGTTCACGCACCGACCCGTACGGGATGCGCTTTCCGTGGGGTCCCATTACCGAGCAGCATCAAATCGGGAACTACACGATCCTCGAGTTCCTGGAGGACACGAGCACGTACAATGATCCGGTGGCGTGGGCACGACACGGTCGCACGCTGTATCACGTCTACGTCGACGGGAAAAACACGAGTGTCTCGGCGCTCTCACTGGACGCTGCACTCGCTGGTGCGATCGCGTACCGACGTGAAGGTCCGAACTCGCACGCGGGTGACTACTTCATGAGGATGGTGGGCGGTGACTAGGCCATCCATGCCGTCCACGCAGTGGATGATTCTTAAGCCTGCTGACGAAGGAAACAATAGCGGTGGGTACTTGGTCGTCAAGAGAATTGACTACGTAAAGTACCTCACCGGTAAAATCGGTGAACTTCCTCATCGTCGATTTGTTCTGTATCTGCAGGCAGAGATCCACTGCGTCTACCTCAACCGTGGGCGGTACGGATGACGCTTAGAGGCTGCTCAGACTCTCACCAGGGCCCGAGCAGCCTCGAGTGGTAGTACCTTATAGCCAGCAATTCTTACAAAATCCAAGGAGGTCTGAAGCCGTGGGACTTTCCTATTTGCGTTAGTCACAGTAGCCTGTTACTGTAGTCTTACAGGCAAAACAGCAAAACGAAAACAGGAGAGCATCATGTTGAGCACGACTTACACGCCTACCAACCCAATGGTCACCATCACCAATGACCACGGTGACATCGAGCACATGCGTAAGTCGCTGTTCGTCGAGCACTTCCAGGGTCTCGGCTGGTGGATCACCGAGACCCCACACGCGTAGGTAGGCCGGTTGCTCCATGTGCTCGTGCAGCCCCGGTCACGTCCTCAGCACTCACTGGACCCTCGTCGGTTCTCCCGTGGATGTCTGGTTCGAGCGGACCAACTAATAGGCCGAAACGTCGGGAGACGTCTGCTGGTGTTGCCAGCGCTGATGAGGCCAAGAGTGAGGATAGACTGATGACCGATGTTGCGGAAACCTTCATCGAAATCCTGAAGAAGGCACGCGTGGAACTGACCACGGGCTTGGGCAAGGACCTGCCCGCGGGTGATGCGTTCGAGACGAGGGAAGCACTCGAGCAGCGCGTCTCGCAGATCGAGATCGAGATCGTGGAGCCACTGCGCGCACTGATCGACGACCTCACGGAATACGTCGGTGAGCTGAGTGGCAAGTGCGATGATGTTGTCACTGCGGTGGGAAACGCCGACACCGCATCCGACGACTTCGACTCGGCGAACGAAGCGCGTGAGACGTTCAATGGTGATGACGAGAACGAAGAGTTCGCTGCGCTCGAGAGCGATGTCACCGACGCCGAAAACGCGATGGAAGAAGCGGACGAGGAGTTGTCCGGTGATCGTGACGGACTCATCGACGCCATCGCGACGCTCGTCGAGCTGATCGGTGAGTGTAAGTGAAAAGCGTTCACCTCAAGAAGATTGCCAGTCGGATTGATCGACTCACGTTTCACTTCGGTGATGAAGCACGTGTATGGCGCATGCTGGTTCGCACGGTGCCGCACATCCTCCCGCGTGACGCGTCGAACCGGGCGAACGATCTCACCCGTGTCTTGAACGACGTGCCTGAACTCATCGCAACGATTCACGCATTGAGAGAGGAGCGTACTGCACTTCGTGGAGTCATTCATGAGATGCACATCCAGTTGGAGAGTACGGTTACCGAAGCGCATGATTCTAAGACTGAAGACTTGGGAGATGACGACGGTCTCGGATCCTGAGATAACGAAACACCAACGCATCGAGATGACTGAAAGGACGAAACCCCGGGAGGGGTCGGCACGTGATGCGTGCCCTGACGAGTCCAGGAAGGTATTATGACGGTAAAAGTTACGCTCACCGTGGAGAGCACAGGCCACGCTGGCGACAAGAACGAAATGACGAAGTCTTTGGAGACGGGCAACGTCAACGAACGCTTCTACCCGTCGCAGATCGAGCACATGGGTGCGCAGTTGACCATATGGGCTTCAGGTAGGATGACGAACCTCATCGGTGGCAAGGACAAGACTCTTTCCGACCAGGGCGCGATGATGCTCGTCGAGCAGCGTGCGCTCATCGCCGCGGTGGAACAGGCTCAGGCGTTCCGTGACTTCGAGAAGACGCAGGGTGATCAGGTGCTCGTCGACCGCGAGACGCTCGAATTCTTGCGTAAGCGAGCCGCGCGCCTGACTGCCCTTGAAGTCGCGGGCGTGGACAACTGGGAAGGGATGGACCACGTCAAGTTCCCGGAGGACTGAGGCGTAGTTTGCATAGCGACTTGAGTCCTGATAGGATTACCTTGTAAGCGAAAACGACAACAAGGAGTGGTATTCGGTGAAGGTTTTCCTCACTGGACTCGCGGTCATTGCCGCGCTGGCGGGTGTCACTGCCTGCAACGAACCCGCGGCGAAGACGTACGTGACCAAGAAGGAGGGCGCGGTCAACACGGCGCTCTGCCTGGGTGACACGCCGTACATCATGCGCGTCCGGAAGGGCACCGCTGGTGAGACGATCGTCTGCGTGACTGAGCAGACGTTCAACAAGTACAACGTCGGGAACGAGTACACGGGATGATGAAGTGGGCCGCCGTCGCTGTTGTGTCGGTGGCCCGCTTCACCGGTGGCTGCAATCACACGTTCATTCAGGGCACGTGCGTATCGCCTGTGGTTGCCGCGCAGCACCCAATTGGCTCGCGTTACGCGGCCTAGGAGACAAGTGCACTTACGTGTAGTCATTGTCATGCTCGTCGCGATTAGCACGCTCATCGCGTGTGGTGACACGACGAATGGCGTGGTGATCGAGAAGTACGAAGCTCGTGCCGGTGTTCCACAGACGTTCGGTTGCTTGAACACTGAGTGGCTGCTCGTCATAGACCAGGGCGAGCGCATCAAGTCAAAGAGTCGCTTCGTGAAGAAGTGCGTGTCGTACGTTGACGCGACGAAGTACAATATCGGTGATGAGTACCCGTAAAGCACCAATGGCGTGGACAGCCACAGAAGAATCACCATTAGCGCAGCGGGCTGGTTGGCTGCATACCGGTCAAGATGATGGTGATCGCCAGAGTCCGAAACGCCGGGAGGCGTCCGTGAGTAAGTCTCACGCTGATGAGGACATTGGGACGAGGAAAGTATGACTGCTACGAAGTGTCTCTCGTGTCAGCACACCTTTGGTGTTGGAGGTAGAGCTTCTGCAGGACGAGGTCTCTGCAAAACTTGTCACAGTCACCACACGCATCATGGAACGCTCGAGCAGTTTCCGCGTAAGATGTGGAAGTCAGAAGAGTTGGTCGACGAGGCAAATCGACTGCAGTCTTATGGCATGCGACAGAAAGACATTGCGGCGAGACTAGGTGTAACCTGGGATGGTATCGTCTCGGCGAGACAACGCGTACGCATTCGTGCTGAGAAGAAAGCGAATACCATGGAATACACGGAGCACGAAAAGCTCAAGAAGATCGCACCACTCTCGCAATCGATCGGTGAGTTCGTCGAGTGGCTCGGTGGTGAAGGTGTTCACCTGATGCGCTGGACTGAGACAGTTGACACCGAACCCTGCTACGGTACGCTTTTCACTAAATGTCAGGGTGAGGTGTGTCAGACGTGCGGTGGTGCTAAGACTGTTGAGGTTAAGCGTGAAACGTGGATGCCTCATGGTGTCGGCATTTCGGACATGCTGGCTGCGTTCTTTGACATTGACCAGGACAAGATCGAGCAGGAAAAGCGTCACATGCTCGAAAACCTTCGAGAACGAGGTGAAAGTAAAAGTGCAGGAAATTAAGGACACGGGTGAAGCGATCGACGCGATCACGCGCGTATATAACATCGCTCCGGGAGAGGACAGCATTCCCGACGCGATCTACTGGGCGCCGGGTGACATGACTCGCTACACCGTCGCACTGCTGAAGATGAAGCCGCATGGCAGCGAGGGTGTGAACATTTCGACGATACTGTTCGTCAGCTCCGGTGGCATCTACCTCGTCATCCCAGCACCCACTAGCGAGTACTCGCAATACTCGGTCGAGTTGTTCCTGGCGAAGTTCGGAGAGCGTTACGCGGGGTGGTGGGGCGGTGTACGGCCACTACTCGCGGGTCTTGGCTGGACCCCGCTGAACGCACGTGACACTGACTTCAACACTTCCGACGCGAACACCATGGGGTCTGTCCTGCACCACCGGGGCCTGTAGTACGGTCGCTCTATCGAAAGTTGGGAGTGATGATAATGTCGGGTCAAGTCGTAAGTGCAGTGCTCGCGTTCGGGTTTGACCTCGGTGGGATTGAAGCGCGTGACGGATGGCGCTTCAAGGAAGTCGACGATAACGGCTTCGCGGCGTTGCCATGGTTTGGTGAGGCGGAATTCGATAGTGATGCGTTTGGTGATTTCACTGACGTCGCAAATGAGTTTATCACGCGTGAATTTGCGCCCGATGAGGATCAGCTCGCAGTTGCGCTAAAGTCGGCCGGCGTGGAGGTACACTCCATCGGCTTTGAAAGTGAACGCGCATTCATCGCTGCGCACGTCATCGAGACGACGCCAAGTACGAGTGTAGTGATCAATCTTCGTGAGCTCGCGCTTAAGCAGGTAGAAAACTCGATGGCAAGCAAGCTCGCTGTCGCGCTTAAGGTGATGGGGATCACGCCACTCGAGCCGCATCCTCGCTGGACACTCATCGCAGTTTACGATTAGGATACACGGAAAACTAGGAGAGAACATGCCGTCACGTAAGGAACGCCTGGAGATCCGGGCAGCAGTGTTGGCTGACCAGTTAGGTATGCTGGTCGAAGAAATCGGCCACCTGTCCACTCGGCCAAAAGAACCGGCTTCGGACACGATCCGCTTCTTCAAGAAGTTTCGCGACAGTGAACGTACGTACAAGTACGTCGCACGTCGCGCAGCAAATGGCACGTGGTTCGTGTCAGGTCGCGTGAACACGGGCAACAAGACGTGGGATGAACTGCTCGACTTCATCGAGGTTGATGACCCGGGCGCGCTCGCGACGGTCCGGGTGGCAGTGAAGTGGAAGGATCTGGTGCAGCCGTGAGCGTTCCTATCCCGGGTTTCGAAAAGCAGCCGGAGCACATGCGACCATCGCTGACGAATCGCGGCTTCAAGCACATGCCTGCACTCGATCTCGCGTACGATGGTCGAGTTGCTGTGTACGAATCGTCAAGTGCTGATGAACCGCAGGTGTGTCTCAATGGGGTGATGAAGAAGCACCCCGGTGATCCTCGCAGCGAGAAGGTGTCGGTGTCGCTGCTCTTCCCACTGGACCAGGTCGACCAGCTGATCGATCAGCTGAAGTGGTTGCGTGACAATCACTACCAGCGTCCCGAGGGCGAGCGCTACCCGGTTGTTGAGAACGAACCGCCGTGGTGGCACCAGTAGGGCCGAGCGACGAGGAGGTCGAGCGGATCGCCCAGTTGATGGACGATCTCGCTCGACCCATCTTCGTCCTCCGAGGTGCTCGTGGACTACTCAGGACTAACGCTAAATCAAGTACACGAGAGGCCGCTAGCCAGAACCAAGGTGCCCGTAAGCGGGAGCGTAATGCAGCTGCGCAAATCATTGCGTTGATCGACAAGTACGTACGGGAGAAATGATGCCGAGTCGCGAACAGCTTCGTAAGTTCCGCGCCGAGTTCACCGAGCTTATTCCGTGGGTGAATGTGCTCAAGCGCCCAAAGGCTCACTGCGCTGCGTTCACGGTGCCGTACTACCGACTCGGCTTTAAGACTCGCCGTGACATGACTGCTGCCGACGAAAGTAAGTACCGGTGTAAGCATCGTGGTCTCTTCCACTTCACTGCACTCAAGGGTGAACACGGCGGAAAGACCGGCACGTACTGCGAAACTCATCTTCGCACAGTGTGCATCTTCGCGTCAATGGCTGAGGATGAACGATTCCAAAGATGGTGCGAAAAGAACATCTTCACGCTGAATGCGCTCAGGGTGAAGTATGGACTCCCACCCGTTCCGACCAAGCGTGAGTTGGAGGTGATGCACGGTGTTGAGCACAGGTGATGAATCCGTGATCGATGTCGAGCGGCTACGCGCGCTACTCGAGCACCTCACCGCACATCCTGAGATGCATAATCAGGTAGAGTGGGCCATCCGTGAGGATCGTGGTAATCGCCCGTGCAAGACTGCGTACTGCGCGGCCGGCTGGGCCGTTGTACTTGATGATCACTACTCGATTATCTGGCACGCAACGTCGGGTGGAGAAAGTTTTGGCACGCACGCAAGCGGGCCGGATGGTAAGCACAAGACCATTCGTGAAGTCGCGCAAGAATTGCTTAGCTTTGAGACATGGCAGGCATCGAGGTTCTTCAGAACGTCGAATTCGCTTCATGACCTGTGGAGCTACGCTAACACCTGAACTAGCGGGGCGATTCAAACTCCGAGTAGTATCACTGAATTCGGTGACGAAACCTGACTTGACATCAGTGCGTCAAAACGCGTCCACGAGGGAGTACCGCGCGTAAAGGTTCGATCGGAGGACAACACTTATCCTCTGCTATGAGAGTTCCTGCGTGACTGATGTTGCGGAGAGCGGGTCATAGGTTCGTCTAGTCCCTGTGACCCGCTCTCATCTTTACGATACAATTGATCTTAGGAGATCTCGTGCCAAAATTGAAGCTCGAACAGCCGCTCATCTTCAACAACATGCTCGCTGAAGCTGAGATGTGGGAGGAGGGATTCGTCGTGCATACGCCGGATAGCACTTATCCCTCGTTCATCGGCGACCTCCTGGACCAGCACTTCCCTGATCGGGATAAGACTGAATATCTTGGTCCCGAGATCACTGACGAGGACATCTTTCGTGATCTCCTCGCCGGTGAGTACGTCACCCCACTGGACATTGTGACGGTGCTCGAACACAAGAAGCCAGTCGCTGAGGTGACGTCGTTCATTTCACTGAAGAGTGCATTTATCGGTCTTTCCGAGGGTGAACGCGATTACACCATCCTGCCCATTCCTAAAGTTGAGGATACGCCGAGCTAAAATGCAGGTTGCATTCCGGATCACCATCATCATTCTGTCTCTTCTCGTTTTTGTGGTAACCGGAATCTGCTGGATTTACACGTGATAGGTACATCACCGAGTGATGAGTGATATGTACGATAGACAGAGAATGCTAGGAATTCAAGGAGAGCGTAGGGAGAAGTCGATGGGTTTGATGGACTCGGAGATCGCGGAGCACAGGGCACGTAAGAACGAAGCCGACGCGAGACGAATGCAGCAAGTCACAGAGCACGATGGTCAGCCTGAGCTGTGGTTTGACGCCACGTTCTCGATCGCCGGAATTGACGACATCCCGTTGCCGTGGAAGGGTGTCGACCACGAGGATGCGGCTCGCAGCTTTAAGATCTGGCTCGCCACTGTTGAAGATCCAGAGGTTGACGGCACGATTCCGTGGCACACGATCAAAGTTGTCGTTGATGGTGCTGAGCGTATTCTTACGTTCCGTGGAGACTGGGTAGCTGGCTTCAAGATGAAGGAGAAGGGACGGGCACGTGCCTAAATTCAAAGCGCACTTCACCACGACTGCGAGTGCGACGGTTGAGGTGGAGATTCCACAAGAGACGATCGATGAAAATGGTCTCGACATCGCGATCACCGATCTCGTCGAGAGCGGCCTGATCGACATGCCTGACGTCTGTGCTCGGTGTGGCGGCTGGAGGCAGACATACAGCCTTGAACTAGCTGGTGAGTGGGACACGAACGAAGTGACCGATGAGCAGGGAAACACGGTGTGGGGTGGACATGAAGCAGAAGGTAACTAGGACTTACATCTCGGGCTTCTGTTCAAGCTCGGCTGAAAGTGGACATGGCCGTTGTGGTCGCTTTCCACTACCCGAAGACATGACGTGTAGGTGCCATTGTCACCTCCCTCAGGCAACTGAAGGGGCGACTGGTAATTTCCCTAGCGGGGAAGCTGCAGGCGGCCAGGCGGAGGCGACAGCGGCGGTAAACGACGGCTGACGGCCAGTCGGTCGAAGGTCCAGGAGGTTCTGAAATGCTCAAGACTTTGTTCTCCCCGGAGTCAACAAAGGCATGGCTAGCCGCGATGGGTGCGCTTATTTCGGCACTCATCATGGGCAATCAGGACCACGTGATTGACCTCACTGACTGGCTGACTTCGGCAGGTGCATTCATTGGTACGCTAGGTGCCGTGTACGCAATTCCCAACCAAGACCCAGAAGAGTGAGACTTCATGACAGCAACGATTGCCGTTTGCATTCCCACGATTCCCAGTCGGGAGGAGATGCTCGAGCACGCGGTTCGATCAGCGCAAACGCAGACGCGGCAGGCTGACGAGATCATCGTTCGTATTGACACCGAAGGTGTTGGCGCCGCGCAGAATCGCAACATGGCGTGGCAGCTCTCCAAGCCAGACACTGACTGGATCGCGTTCCTCGATGATGACGATGTCATGTACCCCGATCATCTCGAGTACTTGCTTAAGATGGCCGAGGAGACGGACGCTGACTTCGTCTATCCGTGGTTTGATCTGTGGGAGGGTCCAGATCCGCTGTCACTGAGGGTGGATGGCAAGTACGTCTCCCCGCTAGGTGTGCCGTTTGGCGAGGAAGCGAAACACTACATTCTCACCGAGGGAAACTTCATCCCCATCACGGTGTTGGTGAAGCGCTCGCTCCTTGAGACAGTTGGCGGCTTCCCGCAGCCTGGTTCGGAAGAGTGGCCGGACGATCGCAACGAAGACTGGGGCTGCTGGCAGAAGATGCTGCGTGCGGACGCGAAGTTCGTGCACGCGCCCAAGCGTACGTGGCGTTGGGTCTGGCACGGCAATCACACCAGCGGCAGGGCCTGGAAGTAAGTTCATCTGAGTGCCCGGTTCAGCAATCCGCTGGACCGGGCACTTTCGCATCGAGGAGAAACCGTGATTAGCATTCTCTGCCCCACGCGTGGTCGGCCTGACAGCATGCAACGTATGATGACGTCTGCACAACGCACAGCGAAAGGCGAACTCGAATTCATCTTCTACATTGATGATGACGATGCAGCTTCGTATGACATGGCCGAGCGACTTGGCGCAGACAGCATCGTCGGGCCACGCATCATTCTTTCGGAGATGTGGAACGCGTGTTGGATGAAGGCGCACAGTGATGTCTTCATGCACTGCGGTGATGACATTGTTTTCCGATCGGAGGGTTGGGATTCACACGTGCTTGATGCGTTTGCACGTGTTCCCGATAAGATCGTGCTCGTTCACGGACGTGACGGATATCAGGACGCGAATCTCGCCACGCACGGCTTCTACCATCGCCGCTGGACTGAGGCAACGGGATACTTGGTTCCGCCCTACTTTAGCTCTGACTACAATGACTTGTGGTGGACTGAAGTTGCTGACATGATCAGTCGTCGAACGTACCTGCATCACGTCTTCACCGAACACATGCACCCTGTTGTGGGTAAGGGTACGTGGGATCAGACACACAACGAGCGGCTCGCCCGACACCAGCAGGACAACGTCCAGGCAATCTACAATTCCAAGACGCATGAGCGTCTGGAGGACGCTAACAAGCTACGCGCTGCTATCGCTGCGTACACCGGCTAGGAGTGGGTATGGAACCTAAGTGGAACATCCTGATCGCCACTCTCGGCCAACGAGGTGATCGGTTTAAGCGTCTCATCGACATTCTCATGCCACAGGTTGATAAGTATGATGGTGAAGTCATCGTCACAGCACTGTGGAATAACGGTGAGCACTCGCTCTCGCATGTTCGGCAATCGCTCATCGAGCACGCCACTGGCGAGTACGTTTCATTCGTTGACGATGATGACATCTTGCCACACTACTTCGTTGATGAAATCGTACAGCGTCTCGACGGTGTCGATTACATCGGTTGGCAGATGCAGACGTACATCAATGGAAATCCACTTAAGCCGACATATCACAGCTTGAAGTACGATCGTTGGTGGGACGATCATCAGGGCTACTACCGCGACGTGAGTCACCTAAATCCAGTGAGACTGCAGCTCGCCAAGCAGGCTGACTTCCGACGCACAACGCCTCCTGAGGACGTTGCTTGGTGCGACCAGATGCGTGGCCTCGTTCTCACTGAGCACTACATCAACCGTGTCATGTACGAATATTACTCATCAACGACGGATAGCACGTGGAACCCAGGTTCAGTGCAAATGCCGACGGTCCAGGGGATGTACTCGCGTCTTAACGTTCATAGCCCTCACTTCTCTTATCACCCGAGGAGCTCAGAGTGAGAATCCTCATCACCGGCACCGCTGGATTTGTGGGTAGTCACATTCTTGAGTCAGTGCTCAAAGAGACTGACTGGGATGTTGTCTGCATTGATTCGCTGAAGGCTTGGCATAACGGGAATGTCCTGTCGACGATGCAGGCAATGTCCGCATCTGCGTTCGAGAAGCGCAGCATTACGCACTTGACACATGATCTCTCGGTGCCATTTCGTAATCAACAGATTGACGCCATTGGCGACGTTGACTACATTGCGAATATCGCGTCGATGTCGCAGGTGGGTGCCAGCATTAAGGACCCCGTAGGATTCATTGGCAACAATGTCCAGTTGATGTTGAACATGCTTGAGTTGGCGCGCGAACTGGGGCCACGTCGATTCATTCACATGTCAACGGACGAGGTGTACGGATCGGGTGTCGGTTGTTCCCCAGCAGAACACCAGCCAAGCAGTCCGTATGCTGCCTCTAAGGCGTCTCAGGAGGACATCAGTCTCTCATACAGGCGTACGTTCAAGGTTCCGGTAACAATTGTCAACAGCAGCAACATGTTTGGCCAGAGGCAGTCTGAGCTGGCCTTTATCCCCAAGGTTGTCCGCTGGATCAGTGATGATGCTCGAATTCCCGTGCATTACTACGGAGATGTGCCCGGTGGACGGCACTACACTTACGTGAAGAATGTCACTGAACACATTGTGCGACTACTTCGCGTAGATTCACTTGGTGAGAGCGCTTCTCCATTTCCCGATCGTGTGCATCTTGCTGGTCAGCAGTACGTCGACAATCATAAACTTGTTGAACGTATTGGGGTGCTCATGAATAAGGCACCGTACATTATTACGCAGCGTGGTGAAGATGCACGACCAGGCTGGGATCCCAGGTACGCAGAGCTTGCTAAGAATGAAGACTGGAATCCAACGCACTCGTTCGGTGAAGGTCTCATTAGCACGGTGAAGTGGTTGGAGAGTAACCTGTGAATGAACACTTGCTCAACGCGTACCGGCAGAACTGGGAAAGTGTTTACGACTGGGCGGGACATCAGGTTCGTCGCTTCATCTCGCATAGACATGAACCACTCAAGACAAGCATTCTTGACGTCGGTGCCGGACAGGGCAAGTACCGAATTCTTTTCGCTGACTACCCGCGAGTAGATGCGATCGAGATCTTTGAGCCTTACGTGGAGCAGAACTTGCTTCACGAGTTGTACGACACCGTGTATATTGGTGATGCTAAGTACATCATCACGCAATTTCCCGATGGCACGCACTGGGATGTAGTAATTCTCGGTGACGTGCTTGAACATCTGGACCTCGCGGATGCGAAGCAACTTCTCATCGGGCTTGAGCGTCTGTGCACTGAGTACTTCGTTGTCGTTCCATACGAATATGCGCAGGGTGAAGAAGACGGAAACATTCACCAGTGTCACTTGCAGGATGACTTGACGCCAACACTGATGTCGCGTCATTACCCGCAGCTTGAGCTACTCGCGATAGAGTCGAGGCCTGACGGTAGCCCGTTCAAGGGGCTGTACAAGAGGAGGACTAACTCGTGAGTGCGGTCAGTTGGATGGGCCTCGGCAAGCTGGGCTCGACGTGTGCGTGGGCGTTGGGTACGTACGGTGGTCATGACGTCGTTGGTTATGACATTAGTCTAGACGTCGCTGCGGTGGAGAACAACCCGGGTGATGTCGTTAAGCGTGCCTCGACCGTCAAGGATCTCATCACGCACACTGATGATGTCGTGTACGTCGCCGTACAGACGCCTCACGGGCCGGAGTTCGGCGGTGAGACTCTGATGAACGATGATTACGTACCGCAGGACTTCGAGTACGGTTACCTCATCAACGCGGTGAGGACGCTCGCGAACGCAGCACGTGAACTGAGTAAGAACATCACGATTGTCGTTGTCTCAACGGTGCTGCCAGGTACGATGGATAAGCACATTCGTCCACTGCTTAACGTTCACACGAAGCTCGTGTACCACCCTTTCTTCATCGCGATGGGGACGGTGATCGACGACTTCACCAGTCCCGAGTTCGTGCTCCTGGGCGTTGATACTCCGGGTGATGAGCAGGCCGTCCTGTCGCTCTACGCGGGTATGCACTCGTCTCCCGTCAGCGTTATCTCGGTGGCATCTGCCGAGCTCACCAAGGTGGCGTACAACACCTTCATCACAATGAAGATTGTGTTCGCGAACACCATGGCTGAAATGGCCGATCATACTGGTGCTGACGTCGATGAGGTCACCGCGTCGCTCGCCATGGGTTCACAGCGCATCATCTCTCCAGCCTACATGACCGCAGGTATGGGTGATGGTGGTGCGTGCCATCCTCGAGACAACATTGCCATGTCAGCGCTCGCAATCAAGCATGACATGAGCGTTGACCTGATGGGTTATCTCATCGCAGCTCGTCAGAGTCACGCTGGCTGGCAGGCGGCAACGATCTTCAAGTGGCATCGCCTCACTGGACTCGCCATCACGATTCTCGGCAAGTCGTACAAGCCTGGTGTTAATTCCACTGCGGGCTCTCCGGCACTCCTTCTCGCCGATCTTCTCGACAACGAGCATGTTCGCTACACGCACAGTGACTACGTGGTGGATGGTAACGACGCGTCATTTGCGACAAGTAACTTCAAGCCGCGTATTTTCTTCATCGCGACTAAGCACGAGAAGTACGCGAATGGTGAGTACCCGGCGGGTAGCGTGGTGATTGACCCGTTTGGTTACGTGTCCGTACCCGAAGGCGTGACACTTGTGACTCCTGGTCGCAAGTAAATTCGTGTAAGAGCGCGCCGCGTGGTCAGTTCGTGAGGCTACGCGGCTCTCTCGTTCGTGTAGCGTAGCATCACTGTTGCTAAGATAGCGCAATGACGGCCGGTGGAATGACGCGCAGCGAGGTTGCTGGCGCTTCTGCACGCGCTCTGATGAGTTACCTCGAGCGCCCGCCGGGTTGGAACCCACGTCCCCACCAGATTCCACCACCCGGAGACTGGTACGGGTGGCTTTTGAATGCTGGTCGCGGGAGTGGAAAAACGAGAACCTGCGCACAGTACATCATTGATCACGTGAAGGGCCCGCCGTGTCTACCCGGTAGCACTCCCCACTGGATTGGTATCATCGGTCCAACGCTTGGAGACGCTGTTACAGCTTGCTTCTCTGGACCGTCTGGGATTGGCCCGAACGATCCGACCGCAAAGCTTGCAGGAGGTTTGGGCGGCACGGTCATCAAGTGGCCAAACGGCTCGCAGGCAAAGCTGTTTGGAGCATCTACGCCTGATGATATTGAGCGCCTTCGGGCAGGCGGGAATGTGTGTGTTTCGTGGTGTGAAGAACTAGCGGCATGGCGTCATCTAGAGCAGTGCTATCAGCAGATGCGCTTCGGTCTTCGCTCAGGTAAGCGTCCTCGCTGGATTGCGAGCACAACGCCTAAGCCGCGTCCGCTAATCAAGAAGCTCGTAAAGCAGACACCGCATAACGTCGTTGTCACATACGCGACGACTCATGATAATCCACATCTTGAGCAGCACGTGCGTGATGCGCTTTTTGAGGAATACGAAGGTACGCAGATCGGTCGACAGGAACTGCTCGCTGAGGTTATGGAGCAGGATGAGAATGCTCTGTGGCAGCGATCGGACATCGATCTTTACCGTGTGAAGGAAGCACCTGATCTCGTACGCGTCACGGTTGGTGTTGACCCGTCGGGCGGTGCCGGCGAACAGGGCATTGTCGTCGCGGGTAAGCACATTCTCGACGAGATCGTTAACGGTCGCGCACAAAAGCGCTTCGAGGGTTATGTTCTCGCAGACATGACGTGTCATCTCGGTCCCGCTGGTTGGGGTAGGCGAGCGGTCCAGGCAGCGATTGACTGGGAAGCCGATGACATCGTTGTCGAGACGAACTACGGCGGTGAGATGGCCGTCGTTACGATCCGTGACGCGGCACTCGCGATGGGTGTCACCATTCCCGTGAAAATGGTTGTGGCGACACGAGGTAAGCGCGTTCGCGCTGAACCCGTCGCTGCACTTTCGGTACGAGGACAGTGGCATCACGTTGGAACGTTTGATGCTCTTGAGGACCAGTTGTGCACATGGACTCCTGAACTTGGCTACTCGCCTGACCGACTTGACGCCATGGTCTGGACTGCCTGGCATAACAAGATCGTAGCCACGCGACCGCGCGGCATGGGTTCATTTGCAGGTGGAGGTTCCATGTCCCGCTCGATTGGTTAACGGCTGCACTACGTTAGTGTAATCCGAAAAGAGGTGATGAAGTGAGGGGGTGTATTGTGGAGATCGGCGAGAAGGAGATATACGATCTGCTGATGATTCTCGATGGAAAGATGGATGCGTATATGCGTGCGCAGGAACCGCAGATGGCGCTGTTTAACCATCGACTTACATCGGTAGAGACCAAGATGGAAAAGACAGCGGATCGAACTTGGTTGCTCTATCTTACGCTGATCACGTCACTCGTTGCGTTGATTGGTGTCATTACACCGCTTATCTCAAAGTAGGATGTGACAAATGTCGACTGAGGTGCTCCTGGTATTGATGACGCTTGTTACGTACCGCACAGCGAAGTTGCTCACGGAAGATGACTTTCCTCCACTGTTGTGGTTGCGTAAGAAGCTCACTGATCCTTACTCCACTCATCCTGATGATCCCGTCAGGCGAACGACAAAGGTGCCGTACTGGCTCGCCTACCTCTGGACCTGCATGTGGTGCATGCCGATCTGGACTTCAGCTGTCGTAACGGGATTGACTGCTTTGACCATCGGCGTTCCGGCGCCACTACTGGTATGGCTTGCGATTGCGGCCGGTGCGAGTCTTATTTCGCACGCTGAAGAATTTTTGACCCGCTAGGGAAGGCGGAACGATGGCATGGTGGAATGGCCGCAGGAAGAATAAGCATGCGGCAGTTGACACCCGACTCGTCGTGCCATCGCGTGATGACCGTGTTCTCACCGCTGCCGCGCAAACTGTTAATACCCTAGCACAGGGTCGCACGCGTGTTACGCCAAAGTACGATGGTTGGCAGCGTGAGCTATGGGATTACTACGACACGCTTGGTGAATTCAATATCTCCGTGACGTGGCGCTCGTACATGATCTCGCGCGTGCGACTCCGTGCCGCAAAACTTAAGCCCGGATCTGATGAACCCGAAATTGTTGACTCGGGTCCAGCGGCTGATCTCGTCAATGAACTGTGTGGTGGCACCGCACGTCAGACTGAAATGCTTGGGTCGCTCTCTGTGTACCTTGATGTTCCCGCCGAAGGTTGGCTCGTTGGCGAGACGGTGGGTAGTCGACAGAAGTGGCGTGTCATCTCGAGCGACGAAATTCGGCGACGTGGCCGCAACTATGAAGTCATTGCAGACGATTCCACAGAAGCTGACGTGCACTGGCGTGATCTGCCGCAAACTACTTCATATGTAACGCGCATCTGGCGCCCGCATAAGCGTCTTCACTACTTGCCGTATTCATCCGCGTACGCGGCTCGAAGCGCGATGCGTGAACTTGAGCTCGTCAATCGTCACATCCAGGCACAGTACCTCTCGCGCTTGGCATCGGCTGGTCTCATCATTTTCCCCGATGAGATCACTTTTCCGGTGCGTCCTGAGTTCATGAATGAGCCTGACCCGTTCATTCGTGAGTGGATCGAGACCGCAGCCGAAGCCATTAAGAACCCAGGTTCGGCATCGTCGTTGATTCCACTGCCAATTCGCGTGCCTGCTGAGTACGTGGAAAAGGTAAAGCACGTTGACTTCACGCTCAAGATGGATGACAGGATCATCGAGAAGCGAGACTCGGCGCGTAACCGTCTCGCATCAATGATTAACGTCCCAGCGGATCTGCTCTTTCAAGCAGGTGACGTAAATCACTGGGGACTTTGGCAGCTTGAAGAAGGTGCCATTCGTACCTACATCACTCCTGACGTTGAGATCATTACAAGCGGTCTCACCACTGGATACCTACACCCACGTATGCGTGCGCTCGGCATTGAAGATTACGAAGACTGGGTTATTTGGTATGACGCGTCTGAGCTAATGGTGCGTCCGGACAAGTCGGACAACGCTAAGGACGCGTACGATCGTCTTGAATTGTCCGGCACTGCTCTTCGTCGTGAAGTTGGTTTCGACGAGGATGACGCACCAGATGACACTGAACTCGCGAACATGATTCTTAAGAAGCTGGCGACGAACCCAACACTCGCTATTCAGGCGCTGGAGAAGCTCACCGGTATTAAGTTGGAGCAGCCTCCTACGCAGACTCCCGTTCCCGCTGAAGGTCCGGTGGTGACTGGCGGTAACGCAAGTGGTGATGACAGCGGTGCGTCAAGCGATGGACCGCCGAAGACTGAAGACGATAAGCCGCCTGCACCTGGCGAGCTAGCAGCTGAACTTGAGCGATTCGCAATCGAGAGCACGCTGCCGCAGCCTATCATTACAGGTCCAGTGGTGCCAGGACCGGTACCGTTTGAGACGCTCTCACTTGAGAACCGCGCGTTCGCTATCATGCAGGCGGGTATGCGCCATGTGATGGAATTCACTATGGACAGCTGGCGCCTTAAGCACCCGCTCATTTGCATGGAGAAGCAGTTCTCCTGCCCATTCACGCACGCCACGTATGAAGGTGTGCGGTTCCGCCCCGGGACCAAGGGCGACTACGAGTGTTTCCTCACTGACCAGGGAGAGCTCTCCATTGGTCAACGGTTGGTCAATCACGACGACGCGCGACTCGTCGCCAACCCGAGGAAGGCCATCAATGGTACACGTCTCGGGTCCTAGTCTCGATCAACTTGACGATCGTGGTGATCGATTCGCTGCAGACATTAGGCGTGCGATTGCTTCCATTGTTAATGATGTCATGCCTACGGTCCAGAGTGTTGATGATCTCGCGATCATTCGTACACACTGGACCAAGGCCGTTGGTGTCTCACTGTCTCAACACCTCCTGAACGCGTGGCTAGACTCGGCCGATGACACGTATGGCCAGCTAGTCAAGGTGTCTGCGCGGGTGGATCGGGCGCAGACAGAGCAGTCAAGCGCGGATCACCCAACGGCACTGACTGCCGCGTTTTTGGTGCCTAAGGTCGTTAGTCGTCTCGCTGAGTTGTTTCTCGAGAGTGCGATCAATCGTCTCGTTGCCATTGGTGATCTCGTGTGGAACACTGCACGTAAGCAGATGCTCATCGGAATGCAAGCTGGTGAGAGCATCGTTGAGATTCGTAATCGTCTTATGGAGACGACGAAGCTTGCTTCACCACGTGCTGAAGTTATCGCACGTACCGAAGTGATTGGCGCGAGCAACGCAGGTTCATACGCTGAGATGAAGGCAACCGGGCTCAATGCGACGAAGGAATGGATTGCGACAGAGGATACTCGCACGCGTCCTTCGCACACGCATATTGATGGTGAAGAAATCGGCATTGACGATAAGTTCATCGTTGGCGGATATGCTATGTCGTATCCTCACGACCCCACTGGACCGCCGCAAGAAACCATCTCGTGCCGCTGCACGCTTGGGTGGGACATTCCTGAGGAGGAATTCTTGACCATCGACGGTGCACCACTAGCGGCGGCAGCAACTGCATTTCACTTGAAAGGTTTGCATGACCAACACTCGCATGGTCGACGTGGTGCGCGCAGCGTCCTAGGCGGCAGCATTGCACCCGGTAAGACAATCAAGATGACGCACGGCTTGGTGCACAAGAAGCATCCAGGGGGTACGACGATTGCTGTCAACAAGGGTGGCGACAAGAAGGTCACCTGGAATGGTAAGTCGTACGATCTTGACACCAAGCAGTCTGATGGATCGTGGAAGACTGAGAAGAAGGTCATCAAGTCAAAGGCTTATAAGGAAATCAATGACTTTGACTCGGCGTGGCACGAGCCAGTAGCGGAAGGTGATGATACTGAGTTGCCATCAGCTAAGACTGCACCTACGCCTACACCAAGTAAGCCTAGCGCGCCTGCTACCGCACCAACACCGACAACGCCAAAAGCTGTGATGATTGGCAAGTATGATGCTGCAAAGCCAGGTAAGCCAATTGCGCTTACGCAAGAATTGATCGATCAAAATTACCCGCCGCATAGTGTTGTCGCAATCACGCCTGACGGCAACACGAGGCTTGCGTGGGGAAAAGATAAGTTTCAGATCCTTGAACGCGAACCAACGACTAATACGTGGTTTATTGTGGAGGATGCACCTAAAAATAAAGCACTCGCGATGGCAAATGGTTTTTCTAAAGAGTGGCATGCGTCAGTTGAAGATAGTGCCACAAGCACTATTCCGGCTGCACCAGCTACGCCTACACCAACGACAACGCCAGCCGCAAGCGGACCGAAGACGTTTACACCTATTCAGAAGGCCTACGCACAATCAATCTTTGGCAGTAACGGCGTCAAGTGGCACACTGACACAAAGAAGATCTACGACTCAGCACTTGAGGTGTCCCAGAAGGATTCGTCGCTAACGATGGCTGACGCTTTGGCCATCATGGACCAGTCGCTACAGAAAAAGACTGGTGATCCGTTTCAGACGAAGATGACGAAGTTCCTGCAGACAAAGGCAGGAATGAAGTATGCGCAGGAAAAGGGTGGCTCGGCACCGGTAGGCTCGATGGTATCAACCGCGCCTGCCGCACCTTCGGTTAAGATTCCTAAGTCTAATGCACTGGCAACTAATCTTTCAAAGCCGGCTGCGACAAAGATGCAAGACGATATGAATAAAGTTGCTCCACCACCCTGGACTGCTGCACAGAAAGCTGCACTGCGTAAGTACACAGGTGGAGACTACAAGGTGATTAATAAGTGTGCTCGTGGCACTGGCGCGTGTACACCTGCGACACTTAAGACACTTGCAGATATTAAAGCAGGTATGAAACCAAGTACGCAGAACATCAAGCTTTATCGTAAGACTGCACTGGCGACATTTGGTGTTAAAAGTAATGCGGAACTTGAAGCATTCGCCGGTAACACAATTCGTGATGATGGTGTCATCAGCACAAGTATCACAGAGGGTACGTGGAGTGGTGAAGTTCATGTAAAAATTGAGGCGCCAGCCGGATCTAAGATGGCATGGGTGGCACCAATCAGTCATTACCCGGGTGAGAACGAATTCGTCCTCGCGCCAGGAACTGAGTTTGAAGTGATTAGCGTAGAACCACACTATTCATTCCCGAATCAGCGCGTTATGAAGGTTCGCATCGTACCGGGGAGTGGCACGCCATGACAACGTCTGAGCCAACACCGAAGACTTCACTTGAAGATCCTAACGCACAGTCGTTCTATGTCGTTAAGCAGGATGACAAGGGCTTCACCGATGAGCAAATCGCGAAGTGGTTGAGTGGTGAACCACTTGATGTTGTCACGGCCGCTGTCAATGCGTTTCATTTGCCTGGCAAGCATAATCAACTTGATCACGGACATGTTGGTAATAATCATGGTGGTACTGGCGGTGACAAACAGTCGAGTATCGACGCATCGGAAATGACGAATCGTCGTGCGCAGTTTGACGAGCGCATTAAAGATGCCTACACTGGTGATGAAGTATTCACACGAGGATCGCAGTATGCTTCACTTGAAGACTTTACGCAGGCGTATGAAAACGAGCGCGGTGAAGGTGATCCGACTGCGTCTCGTGTTGAGAGTTCTTATGGGATGTACCAAGTAAGTTACGAAGAAATCAACACTGAACTACGTAACGACAATCTTGATGACTTCAATGAACGTGTTGTGAACTATATGAACACAGGATTTAAGCATAGTAGTACGACGAGTGATGTGGTTGTCCACCGAGGAATCGGTAATGCTAAGCATCTATTCGGTGATGCCTGGAACGATGAAGGTGATAATTCAGGACTCTCTTGGGATGATCCAGCGTACATGAGCACAACTACATCCGCCATTGTCGCGCGTTCATACGCCACTAACGATCTCATTAAACGAGACGGTGTAATGATGCGTATGCTCGTTAAGCGTGGCACGCCAGCTATGTCAATGCGTGGTAACTTGTCACAGCTACTTCTCGGACCAGATCGAACAGCTACCGTAATACGTGATTACATCGGTGATGATGATGGCTTTCGCACAATTGACGTGGAGGTCTCATAACCGTGGGAAGCATTTTGATCGACAATGCCAGCGCGCCGGTTAAGACGCGACGACAGTGGAGTGTCACAGCCGCAGCGAATGAAGAAAAATTCACAGGTGGAATGATCGCTCTCATTCCCACTGATGCTGACATCGCGCGTCTTGCACTGGACGGTGAAGAGCCGCCTGAGGACTTGCACCTCACGCTGTGGTACTTGGGTGACGAAGAAATCAACATCGCGCATCAGCTACGCATTCTTCATGGCGTGGTGCATGCTGTTGAAGGCATGCCGATAATGCACGGCAATGCGTTTGGCGCAGCACACTGGAATCCAGAGAGTGAACATCCCGCGTGGGTGCTCAACGTTGGTGATGCAAATGAAGACGATGTTTGGAATCTCGCACATGTTCGTGGCTCGATCATCTCGCAGATCATAGGCTTTGACATGCCTGAGCAGCATACTCCGTGGCAGCCACACATCTGCATTGCTTACTCGAGCGATGACCTACTTGATGAACTTAGTTCACGTACAGGTCCAGTGACATTTGATCGAGTGCGGATCGCGTTTGGTCACGAGATCACTGACATTAAACTTTATGATGATTCGGTAGTCACTGCAGCGGGTAAGAAGTCTGGTGACAATAATAATCTCAAGGACTACTGGACCAAGGATCCGAGAGGACTCGCTAAGTGGGTTGATAAGCCGCATCCGTGGACAGAGCTCTACGGCCACCTCAAGAAGTTCATGCCAGACGAAATGGCCAAGCGTGTTGCGTCTGAGTGGTATCACGAAGTGAAGGGTCACTAGCCAAACGAAGGCAAGAAGGGTCACAAGTGAGTATTTAAAGATCTCGCTGTAACGTGGAATCCGAACGGTGAGAACTCAATGATAGACTAACATCATCATCAGGAGGTGGACCCGTGCCGTGGCACATTGTTGAGAACAGCACTGAGTGCGAGAATGGCGAGCCATTCGCAGTCGTGCAGGACGACACCGATGAAGTAATTGGGTGTCACGACACCGAGGCGTCTGCCCAGGAGCACATTGACGAAATGGTTGCCGACGAGGGTAGTGTCGATCCTGGCGAAAAGTCTGAGCTTTTCGAAGCAAAGTCAGTTACGCTGGCTGCTGACGAAGCTATTCCTGACGGTCACATCCGAGTCGGTAATGGTTCGTACATGTCACAAGCTGACTTTGACATTGCACGACGGTGGCGTGGCACCCTTGTGGTTGAGGGCATCACCACGGGAGACGGCCGTGAATTCTCGCCTGAGGCACTGGACTGGGTTGAGGCTCCGCTCATTCGGTGGCAGAAGGAAACTGCGCACGGTGGCGAGCACGATGTCACCGTAACGGTTGGTCGCGCCGATAAGGTATGGCGTATCGGTGAAAAGATCGAGGGTGAGGGCGTCCTCGACATCGTAAGTCCAGATGGCTTCGAGATCTACCGGCGCATGAAGGAAGGCTTCGCTGGCGGTATCTCCATCGACGCTGATGACATCGCCGATGCTGACGTTGAGGTTGTGTGGCCGGAATCGCCCAATGAAACGGCGAGCGATGACAGCCCCCTGAAGCTTCTCTTCGGTAAGCCGGAGAAGATGGTCTTCCATGGTGGTCGCATTCGTGCCGCTACCATCGTTGACATCCCTGCGTTCGTAGAGGCCAGGATCGGTCTCATCGGAAACGACACGACTGCACTCGTCGCTGCAGCTGCGGAACCCGTCACAGGCATGCCGATGCAGCCATCGTACGCGATTCACCAGCACACCACGGCATTGTCTGACGCTCCCTGGACCGCGCCGCATAATCGCGGAATGAAGCGCACAGCGCCACTTGGTGCGTACGCGTGGGGCCGTGGTGACATCGCGCTACTGCTTCACCATGAGACACTTGGTGATGAAGTTGGCCCGGCCAACCTCACCGCCTGCTCCGCTGCTGTCGCGGAACTCGTCAACTCTCGGGGTGTTATCCCAGCGACTGATGAGCGCACCGTCTACGAGCACTTGGCCGGTCATCTGCGCGACGCTGGCCTAACACCACCACCATTCCCGAAACTGGACGCACTCTCGGCCGCGCTCGCTATTGCGGAAGAGAAGTTGCCGCCCAGTGAGTGGTTCGAGAACCCGCGATTGACGGTACCGGTAGGTATCACAATTACGGATGAAGGACGCATCTACGGGCACGCTGCCCAGTGGGGCGAGTGTCACATTGGCTTTGAGGACACGTGCGTTGGCCCGCCTGTCGAGGATTCTCATCCTTACTTCATGACTGGTGAGGTTATCACCGCTGACGGTTCTCGTGTTGCCGTGGGGCAGATCACCGTTGCCACCGGACACGCACCATTGAACATGCGTGCGTCGAAGGCGGCCGAACACTATGACAACACCGGAAGCGTGGTCGCAGACGTCGTCGTTGGGAACGATGAGGTTGGCATCTGGGTCGCAGGTGCGATTCGTCCCCACGCTGAAGCTGCACGTGTTCATGATCTGCGTGCGTCGGGTCGTGTGAGTGGTGACTGGCGCCGCATCGGCGGTGAACTTCGCATGGTGGGTCTGCTTGGTGTTAACGTGCCAGGCTTCGCACTTCGCACACGAGCGCGTGTTGCATCAGGCGTGCCGCAGGCGCTCGTCGCCGCTGGACTCATGACCATCGGCAATGGCGGTATGACAAATGCCGAAGACGAGGACACTGCTGCAATGAAGCGTGTTCTTGGAATGCTTAAGACTCGAGTGCATAGTGGAGGTGAATGACATGTGTGGGTGCCGAAAGAACAAGAAGATCATCATCCAGCCGACTGAGGAGCAGATCCCTCCGACTTCTCCGCAGCAGGAACCCCCCGTTCAGCAGTAGGACATTCTTCGTGGTGGGAGCACAAACTGCTCCCACCGCGAAGAGAATATTGCACGATAGTGCCACTTTGATACGCTACGGAGAGAAAGCGCGCGGACGTCCGCTCGCCCTCAAGAGGAGGCTTGAATGTCAGGGAAGCCTGAGGAGCTTGTGAACGTTCCGCAGGATCTCACGCTCATCACCGATGACTCGGAGCTCTCGGCTCTTCAGGTCCAGGTGGTGGCTGAGTTCGATCGCGTTCAGGGGCTTGACAGCGTTACGCCAGAATCGCTTCAGTACGCACTGAAGCTCACTGAGGGTCTCGATCGCATTCGCGCTGAGCTCGCCGTTCGTGAATCGCGCGCAGAGACGCTGGCCAACATCGAGAAGACCAAGATGCTGGCGCAGGCTGATACGCTCGCAGCCCGTGTTCATGGCAGCAAGAACGCTGATGGCACGCCGGTCGAAGCTGCGAAGCCGATCGACGCTGACAGCATCGCTGCGGCGGCGTCTCGCGGTACTACCCAGGCACTCATCCAGGTGATGGGCGAGCGTCTCGGTGGACGCGGCAACCTCGTCGCCGCTGGTCGTGGTGGACAGCTTGGTGACACGCAGAAGTTCGCGCCTCCCGGGAATAAGCCGCAGCGTGCCAAGCTGGCGATCACCGCGAGCGTCGACATCCCGGGTGTGGCACGCGGCGACAGCGTGAACAACATCGACGGTCTCGTCGACGTGTTCACTCGCAAGGCGAAGAGCATGCCCATCCAGACGGGCAATCAGCAGCTCGTCGCGAGCATTCGCAACGAGTTCGAGAACACCGTCGATGACCGCACCAACCCAGGCCAGATTGGTGAGCTGTTCCGACACCTCACCTCTGACGACAAGAAGGACGCGCTGGTCGCGGCTGGCGGCTGGTGTGCGCCGTCCGAGGTTCGGTACGACTTCTTCAACATCGCTTGTGAGGCTGGTCTCGTCGACCTGCCCACGTTCGGTGTCTCGCGTGGTGGCATTCGGTTCCCCGTCTCCCCGTCGCTGGCTGACGTGTTTGGCGGTGCGTTCGGCGGTTTCTCCACCGGCTTTAGTGTCACGTCGAATCCGTGGCTCTGGACCGAGGACTCGGACATCGCGGCTGTCACCGGTTCGCCGGAGAAGCCCTGCATCCGGGTTCCTTGCCCGTCGTTCTCCGAGCAGCGTCTCGAGTGCTACGGCGTCTGCCTCACGGCCGGCAACCTGACTGACGACGCGTACCCTGAAGCGACGTCGAACTTCCTGCGTCTCCTGATGGCGTCGCACGCGCACGCCATGAACGGGCGCTTCCTGCAGATCATGGCTGCGAACTCCACGGCTGCGGTCGCAACCGGTTCCTACGCGGTGACCGGTCAGCCGGTATACCAGCAGGTCTTCGGCGGCATCGCTCTCGGTGCGACTGACTACCGCGCTCGCTACGGCATGTGCTCCGAGGACATCCTCGAGGCCATCGTTCCCTACTGGGTCCGTGACGAGATCCGTGCCGACCTGGCGTGGCGCACTGGTGTCATGCCGGAGCAGGTCACCAACGCGGAGATCGACGCTCACTTCAACGTGATCAACGTTCGAGTCCAGTGGGTCAACGACTTCCAGGTTCGCGGTGCCGGGCAGTTCGGCAACGCGACTGCGATGACCGCGTGGCCGACGACCGCAACGATCATGATCTACGCGGCGGGCACGTTCATCCTCGGCAACGGCCTCTCTCTGGACCTCGGCGTCGTTCGTGACTCCGTGCTCAACGAGACGAACGACCACACCGCTGCCTGGTCGGAGGAGTGCCACCTGATCGCCAAGGTCGGTCACGAGTCCCGTCGGTACACGATCACCTTCGCCGTGAACGGTCGTACCGGCTCTGCTAACGGCACGGGTGCGACGAACCTGTAGTCAAGACTGCTCGTTCGACAAGATCGCAACTCGCGAAGGAAGGTGAACACAGGTGGCTGGACCACGCCTGAACGTTGAGCCACCTGTGTTTGCCCCCCAACCGTACGGTCTCATCAGTGTTGTTCAGCCGGTCGACGACAACACTACGCACTGGCTGAATGGCATCACCTGGCAGTCGCGCTGCATGAACCCAATGGGTTCTAGCACGTATGATGAGTGTATTGCCGTGACCGGCTCGGGAGAAGCACCACCTGAGCCAAGTACCAAGGCTGAGAACGTCGAGCTGATCGACCGAGGTGGTACACCATTCACGGTGTATGCTAAGTTCGACTGTTCACCCGTAGGCATCAGTGATGCGCAGAAAATCGCGACTGATGCGCTGAACAGGAGTGAATCCTGGCAGGTCGAGCGGGTGTTCTGGACCGGTCTAGTGGACGGTAAGGTCATCGCGTTCCCGCATCTCGCAGCAGCTGCTGAAGTCGATGACGCACAAGGCATCATGCTTCAGTCAGCAGCGACGATCGTCACCGGTTCACCAGTTGACATCGCTACCGGACTCGGCCTGCTTGAAGCACAACTCGCCAATTGCTACAACGGCGTCGGTGTCATCCACGTTCCGATTGTCGCACTTCCTACCCTTGACGCATGGGGTCTGGTGAAGGCGACGACTGGTGTACTTAAGACTTTGAACGGTAATCTCGTCTCCGTGGGAGCGGGGTACGCTGGCACATCGCCTGCAGGCGCCGCAGCATCGGTCGGCACGACGTGGCTTTATGCCACAGGTGCCATCATGATGCGGCGTGGAGATGTTAAGATCGCACCATCTCGTGAGTCGATCGACCGGAGAAACAACACGGTTGAAATGATTGCCGAGCGCACATACGTACTCGGCTGGGATTGCTGTCACGCGGCGGTCCAGGTCGACATCGGCGTTTCCACCACCTAGGAGTAACGACATGGCTGGAATTTGCGCAGCTCCTATTAAGGGAACGCACCTGCGCCTCGTCAAGACAGATGATTGTGGTGCGCCGGTTACTGGTGCTGCCTCACTCGTCATCGTCACTAAGGGTTTCGTTCAGGTTGAGATGGAACCTGACTACGAAGATGGTGAAGAGTTCTTCGAGCGTAACGCTGATGGTGAAGCGTGCGTGAACCAGAAGGACAAGCCTACGCTGAAGCGTCTCGGCTTGACGGTCAACTTCTGCGACGTCGACCCAGTCGCCGCTGCGCTTGTGCTGAGCGCCCGCCTTCTAGACACTGCAGCGATTCCTGTCACAGGCACTGGCTTCGCCGTTGCTGAAGGCGAGCCTGAAAACCGCTTTTCCATGGAAGTGTGGCAGCGTGTCGCCGGCTCTGGCGCATGTGACGCATCGGGAGTCCAGCGCTACATCTACAACGCGTGGCCGAGCGTCGGTAACTCACAGCTCAACACGTACACGATCGAGAACGCGCGATCCACGCTTTCGTTCACGGCTGAGACACAGGCTGCATCAGCTTTCTGGGGTAATGGCCCGGGCACAGGCGCGAGTTGGCTACCAACGGGCGTCGTTGCCGCAACCGACGAACACTGGTTGTGGAACATCACCACCGTTGCACTACCGACTGCCGCGTGTGGGCCGCTCGCACTAGCGTAGCATTCATGCGAGAGGTGTGCGATGTCGGCAGAAGTTAGCACACCTTATGAAGCATGGAGCTATCAAACAGGCGCACTGTTCGCGGTGCGCCTGTTTGTCATAGCTGACCAGAGCAAGGAGTAGTCCATGTCCGGCTTCGACGACGCGACCGAACGCGCGATTCTTAATCATGTTTTCACAGATCCGGCGTGGACCCCAGCAGCGACACTCTACCTTGGGTTGTCTTCCACTACGCCCACTGATGCTGGAACAAACTTCACTGAGCCAGCGTCGGGTTCATACGCCCGCGTCTCCACTACCGCGACTGACTGGGCTGCGGCTTCTGGCACTGCGCCTGCGACAAAGGCGAACAGTGCAGTAAAGATATTTCCTACCGCGACGGGCGATTGGCTCTCGGGTGTTAACCTCACATACTTTGGATTGTTCGAAGCGCTGAGTGGTGGAACTCCCATTGTCTTTGGCCTGCTGGTTACGCCTAAGGCTGTGCTCTCTGGTGACACGGCACAGTTTGGCGCAGGCGCACTCATCATCCGACTCGGTGATCCTGGCGACACCTACAGCTAACCCGATGACATCATAGTGGAGAGGAGATGATGTGGTAACCGTAGTTGAAGAGCTACACGGCAGCGGCTACACCGACATCACCCTCGTCACTGATGGTGCGACCGCAATCGGACAATGGCTCGTTGCCATTCAAGGTTGTGACTTCTACAACGCATCAGATCTTCTGTCACCAACCCCGGGCGCGTGGACGCTGCTCGCAGGTGATGGTAACCTATCCTCTGGACATCCACACATTAAAGCGTGGGCGCGCCAGGTAACCGTCGCAGGTGTCAATAGTGTCACGTTTGATGAAGCACTTGACTCTGGCAACCACGCACATCTCCGTGTCCTATCCGGAGTAGATAGCTTTGACATTGGTGCTGGTACATTTGGGCCATCATCAGTGTCGCACGTATG